ATTCCCTTTATTTTTTTGTAGGCTCATATGATTGATATCACTAAATTGATAGTAATAATAAACAGTTTAGATACTGAAACTAAAACCAATATATGCGCATCAGTATATTGCTTTAAAGGTATAAATTGTGATGCTTGCCCATTAACTAATTTATACGAAAAAGAGGAATTGGATGAATGGTATAGTAGAAGTAATAATAAGCTTAAGTGAGTATTCTAAAATAGAAGTACCAAGATTATGTCATGAAACTGGTTGTGATGAAGACACCGATAAATTACTTAATTGTGTTAATTGTCCTTTAAGTTCTACTAAATTAATTAAGCATAATATTAAATTATTTTATGGGGATAATAATGAATAATATACTACTAATAGCTATTAATATGAATATTTTAAAAAATAAACATAAAAGTAAGCTATGTTTAAAAATTAATCAATGCATTCCTGATGAAATAAATTGTGAATCTTGCCCTTTTTTGTCAATGTCTGCTAACACAGAATTTAAAAAATCTTATGGTGACGAAAATGATTAAAATTATCCTATCTTTTATTCTCTTGTTCTTTTGCTTTGGTTTATTTTCATTGTTCGTATCATCTGTGAACCAAGAGAGAAATAACTATCGTATTCAAGGTGAATGTATAGCTAATTATATTAGTTCTGGTGTGGAGAGATCTGATATAGAATTAGTAGGGGCTACAGGATGCAGAATAACATCTATCAAATAATTAGATCTATGTTTGATAACAATGGGTTATGTGAATATATACTACTTAAGTATGAAGATGCAAAATTCCCTGGATTAAAGGTATCTTGTCAAAAAATACGATGTACTAATTGTCCCCTTTATCATCAATCAGTTAGTTTCATTAAAAAATATGGTGACTGCAATGACCAATCTGTTTGAAACTCAAAAGTTAATTGAAGTAATGTACAACAAAAATCAGGAATATGATTTGGTTTCAAGAGACTTCATTAATGAACCAGAATTAATGAAAGTAGTGAATCAAGAGAATGAATTAGGATTACCACCTGAATTCTTCCTTGATATTCTGGTTAAGATGGCAGTACAGACTGATGTGCTCATTGATACATTATTAGGTCAGTTAGTTAAATACGCTCCTGATGATCTGTCTCTATTGGCTCAGGGTATTGTACTTGCTGCTGAACGTGACTTAATTAACATGAGTGTACGATTTGGTAAAATAGCAATTACAGCTATATACGTAGTAGACCACAAAACCAGATCTATTATTAAACAATATCAGTATATGCTACCTATGCTGGTTCAGCCTAAAGAGGTTACAAGTAATATAGGTAGTGGTTATCTGACTAAAACAGATGATTCACTTATCCTGAAAAACAATCATCATGATGGTGATATAGCTCTGGATTCTATCAACAAGTTTAACTCTATTCCATTGGCTCTCAATGAACGTGTCATACGCAACATCAGAGACACCAGAAAGAGTTTATCCAAGCCAAAGGAAGATGAGTCTATCGAAGACTGGAAAGAGCGTGTAGCGGACTTTGAGCGCATGGAAAAGGAATCTATGAACGTGTTTGCAGTTATGATTAATAACGGTAACAGATTCTATCTTACCCATAAAGTTGATAAACGTGGGAGGACTTATGCACAGGGTTATCACATATCTTATCAAGGAAATACTTATCGCAAGGCTGTAATAGAATTAGCAGATAAGGAATTGATAGATGAATAATATAAATAAAGTTTTGTATTCATTAATAGATTCACCAATTCACAATTTATGCGATAATAATGGTAAAAATGAAGCTACTTTAACTTGCGAACTTATAAGACCTTTTATTAACATAAATTGTTCTCAATGCCCATTATGCAATACTTTTCCCACCACTAGAGAATCAATTGATAAAATGAGGATTAAGTATAATGAATAATATCACCATTATATTAAATTCCATGGAATCTGATACGGATATATGTACAGAATTTCATAAGAAATTCCCTGAATGTATAAACTTTGATTGCTATAATTGCCCATTATCTAAATGGGGAACTTATAAAACTATAGACGATTTAAGATACGCTGAAAAATTTAACAGTATTTACGGAGATTAGTATGTCACTTAAACCTTATGAACAAACAGCTCGTATTATGGAATTACTTCGTGATATTCCAGATGAAGTTGAAAAACATTTCTGCTCTACATCGCCTGATTGCATGAAACAAGGTGGATGCTTCATTAAACCAGATGGAACCAGAGACAGAAGTAATTGTGCTTTATTCTCTGCTCCTGTTGAGGAGAATAATAAAGAGATTGAAAAGCGGTATAAAACAAACTTACTTTTAGGAAGATTTAATGAATAATATTATAGATATTTTCTATGCTATATCAGAAAATCGCAGCGGAAGTCATAACTATAAAGCTGCTATGTGCAATAAGGTATTAGCTTTAAGCTCAAAATTAGTTGATGAAACTAAGTGTGGTGTAAGCATCCATTGTTCAAACTGTGTATTCAATAATTCCAAAACAGATAATATTCCTAAGTTGCGTAAGCAGCTTAAGAAAATAGACTAATCTTTAACTTTCAATGAGGAACCAGTAATGCAAACATTTACAGGTAAAGAGTATCTGAAAATTGATATCGCTAATAACTTTGGTTTAGATAAAAAGTTATTTCATGAGCGTATCGAATGGTTTGACAGTAACAAGTTCCGTCTCAAAGAACTGGTAAATGAAGCTGAGGAACCAGCATTATTCATGGCAGGTATGTTCGCTTATGAAGATATGATTCAGCGTAAACCTACCGGTTATACAGTAGCTATGGATGCATGCAGTTCAGGATTGCAGATTATGGCTGCTATCACAGGTTGTCGTGAAACAGCTAAGAATACAGGTCTGGTAGATCCTGATGTTCGTCCTGACGTATATACCACCGGTCATGAAGTTATGGCTACTATGATGGATATAGGTCAGTATCCGAGGCATATCCTGAAAGATGCCATCATGACCTATTTCTATGGTTCAGAAGCACGTCCTAAAGCAGCATTTGGAGAAGGTTCCAAAGAACTGGATGTATTCTTCCAAGTAATGAAGATCATCGCTCCTGCTGCATTTGTACTGCGTAATAGCCTGATAGAATTATGGCAACCAAATGTATTAAAACATTCATGGGTACTTCCTGATAACTTCCATGTTGAAATCAAAACAATGGTAGAAGTAGAGGAAGAAGTACATGTAAAACAATTAGGTATTGTATTCAAACAGAAGCGTAAAGTTAACAAAGGACAGGAGAAAGGATTACATCTGGCAGCTAATACTATTCACAGTATTGATGCATTCGTTGTACGTGAGATGAACAGAAGATGTAATTATAACAGAGAATTAGTTCTTTCTCTTTTGGCTCTGCCTTGTACAGGACAAGGGTTAAACAGAAATGTAGACCATGCTCTGAGTGCTCTTATAAACTGCTATAAGGAGTCTAAGTTGTTATCTGTACGTTGTATCGATTATATCGATATTCATAACTACGGTATGTTACCGGAAGAAATGAGAGAGGAATTAGAAAGTATCCTTAATGGTATGCTTAAGTATAAGCCTTTCCATTTGCTGACTGTACATGATTGTTTCAGATGTCACCCTAATTACATGAATTGGGTACGACTGAATTATATTAAAATCTTCATGCAACTGGCGGACAGTGATATCTTGCAAGACATTGTTTCTCAGATTCGTGGAGTACCAACTGTAGTTAACAAAGTAACTAATGATCTGAGCAAGTACATTGCAAAGTCCAATTACATGTTAAGTTAACAAACAAAGCCAACCTTAGGGTTGGCTTATTTTTTAGGACGAAGACAGACTAAATTAATCTGAGGAATATAAATATGTGTGATTGTAGCAAAATAGTTTTAGAAAAAGTTGTTAATAAAATGAAATCAGAACTTACAAAAGGTTCTGTAGTTACTGTAAATCCTTATTGGGATAGCATGTCTCTGGTATCTATAAACGGAGTATTTACTTCACGACTTTCTTTAAAAATAAGCGGGCGATATCGTAAAGGTAAAAAAGACGGTTCAACATCTATTACAGAAAGTAAACTAGACACCGCAGTATTACCTTCATATTGTCCTTTCTGTGGCGTCAAGTATCCTAAATAATTTGGAGAACTAATTATGATGTATATAGTTGCAGAAGCGCAATCACGATGGAGTGATGATAAAAAATGTGTAGAGCATTTAGCACGTAAAGTAGTGCAAGTATGCAGAACTGAAAATGAAGCAGATCAGTGTGAATTTTTATGTAGTCAGGTAAATCCTGATATTAAATACATCGTTATAAACAGCCATCAGATAGGGGTATGGGTATGACATACAGAAAGCCTTTAGTAATTGTATTAGGTAATGGCGATAAAATGATTTCTGATGTGGATACAGATATCGGATATTCCGGAATTTCTATAGCCACTTTAGTTAATCCAGTAGGTATTGGTGAAGAAGTAATTCACGAATCTCAAAAATTTACCGATGATTTTGATACAGAATTAATTATTTATTCCGATTCAGTTAAATCATTAGAAGTGTTAAAAGCCGCTGTTAACAGAGCCATAGAAACATTGGAGTCAAAATGAACAAATATCGTGACAAATCAGACTTTGAGATTAATAAGGCTGTGGCTGAATGTAAATATGGCATTGGATGTACAGGGAAAACTCAAGGGGGCGATGTCATAGTATTCACTGACAGTTTTACTGCTATTTTTGACCCATGCAACAACCCGGCGGACGCAATGCCAATTGTTATTGAAAACAATATCGACCTTTTAAATGGTGATAATGTATCGCCTGATTTATTTGGTCATCATAGTGCGTATACATTGTTTAATTTTAGCCGACCAATAGCATCCGATTCATTAAAAGAAAGCAAAACTATTTATAGATTAGCTATGGAAGTATTCCTGATGATGGAGGGTGCAGAAAATGCTGGAAAACAATCCTAAAGTATTATTGCAAATGGCTGAGATTCTTAAACAAGAATCTAAGTGCGTAAAACACGCTGTGGCATGTTTAATTGTCAAAGGTAATACAATCATAGGTAATGGAGTAAATGGTACTCCTGCTGGGTACAAGAACTGCTGTGAAGTATTCAGTAAAGATACTGTACATCAGGAACCAGAGAGAACCAAACACAGAGAGTGGTCATTGATTAATGAACTTCATGCAGAAGAAAATGCATTGATTAATGCTACTCAGAATGTACATGGTGCTGTATGGGCTATTACCAGACCACCATGTATTCATTGCCAGAAAAAGATAGCAGCAACCAATCCGAAGAAAGTCTACATCTTAAATAGTACAGGTATTAATCTGATTAAATTAGGAGGTGTTTTCTCTTTTGGTTCTGTCCCTTACGAAGTATTTACAGGAATTTAAAATGATCAAATCAATCATATTAATGCTTGCAGCCATATTATTAGTTGGATGCAGCGAGTTAAAAGAAGGCGATGCATTAAATATCTTCCACGATAATAATCGTTATGTAACTTGTTATGTTTACAAATCAGGCTATGCTGGTGGTATTTCATGCATACCAGACGATCAATTACCTGATCCCGAAAGTTGTGTACCGGGAACTAAAAACAAATCAGAAAACAGTGAATTTCCTGATTCATGTGTATCATTTAAAAATAAATATACAGATTTTTATTAAGGTGAATTATGGGAAAGTTACAGTTAGGATTTTCACCATTAACTAAAACTATTCAACTGGCAAGAATGAAAAATTTAGGAAATGGTGTGAAAGTCCGAGAAGGTAATACACCACCGAGAGATGTAACTAACGAAGCTGCACAATTGGTATGGCAATTAGTTATTGCAGAAGGTGGAACAATTCAATGAGCAGAAAGAAAATGGTGAAATTATGGAACTTTCTGCCAAATTAATAAAACCTTAAATACGGGGTGTACCATGACTATTCATAAATGTTGGGCTTTTACTGAAAATGCTCAACAAAAATCAAAAGAAAATTCTGAAGAATATTCTAAAATTAAACATTTACGTAGTAAAGAACATATGGAATTTACTACATCCCCTCAGTATGCACATACCACTTTCCGTGGAAAACTTATTTCAGAAGAAGCTAAGAAATTAACTTCTGATGAAATTCTCTTAATCATGGATTCAGGAAATCTTTGCTTTGGTGGTGAATGCCGCAAAGGTAATGATGGCACATTCGCAGGAAGTTATAATACGGATTAAATATGAATTTATTTGAACCAAATAAGAAAGTACATATTAACTTTACAGGTATGGATAGCAATATCTTTTACCTTGAAGGCATGTGGGCTAAACATGCTCGTATGCAAGGCTGGTCACAGGAAGATATTGAAAAAGTATTGAACCATGTGAACCAACAGAAAAATTATAATGCAGCTGTAAAAGCATTATTAGATCACTCCAAAAAGGATTGAAAATGAACGAAAAGAAAATGTTACTCGCCCATATTTTATCTTCACTGGTGCGTACCGGAAGTGTACCAACTCAACACGATTGGAACACTGCAATGAAATATGTAGACGATGTATTTTCAGGAACTGAAAAAGAAGTAAAAGTACTTTGTCTGCATACTGATCCTAAAAAGATGTTCACTAAAGGCACTGAGAAATCAGCAGCATTTGATCTGTTCGCTTATATGGTAGCTCAAGAACATACTGAAGTAGCTGAAGAATCAGTTGATGGTGTAACACCATTAAATATTGTTATTCAGCCAGGTGAAGTAGTAGAAGTAGATACCGGTATTCGTATTGATATGTCCGGTGATTCTGCTTTAGCTTTTATCATGGCCCCTCGTTCAGGTGCCGGAACCAAAGGATTAGTATTAGGCAATGCTATTGGTTTAGTTGATAATGATTATACCGGTATTCTTAAACTTCAGATGTGGAACCGCACAGACGAAGTAATTAAATATAGCTGGGAAAAAGCTGTAGCTCAGGGGTTCTTCATTGAAGTACCTAAAGTTAAACCTGTTTTTGTGAGTTCTATCGATGAGTTCGAAAAAACGGAACGTGGTTCAGAAGGTTTCGGAAGCACGGATAATCCATAAAGAGTGGGTATTGTATAAAGGTCAGGAATCACTGGCTCAATGGCAAACTCATAAAGGAAAGATTGCAGTTTTAATTAATAAAGTATTTGTAGGCTTTGTTAAAGAAAACAAATCTTTCGACTTTTATCTGAAATTAGTTTAAGCCGGATTATTCCGGCTTTATTTTTAAGGAAAACATTATGGCAACTGAGATATCAATAGCTAAGTTATCTTATGCTGGTGTGGATTATTGGGACAGAAGGGTATTTGCTTATTCTGGAGCATCTGACGGAAAGACACGTTACCTTTGTACTGTAGATATACTACATGATGGTAGTTCATCTAATGAAGTAATGGAACAGCTTAAATCTGCTGTAGGTCAGACAGGCTATTTATACACTAAAAGCCCTCAGACAGACTTTGAAGGTGAACCTAATTTTGCTATTAAATTGGTGGAATAAATATGAAAGAAAATCGTTTAGTTCAAGGATGGGGCAATACCTGTCCTCAATGTGATCATGATGATGCTACAGTTAAAACTGAGCATACTAATCCAATTGGTTATATAAACACTGAAGATAAAGCAGTATGTAATTACTGCGGGTTAGAAGGTGAAGTTGATTCTGATGGTGATGCAGCATGGATTACATGGCAGGAACCAGAAGATAAACAAACTGATTTGTATCATGCTTCTGTAATTAACGCAGAGGTAGTTCAGTTTACTGGTTCAACTACATCCGGTAATGCTATTCAGTATTGGGTAGAAAAAGGTGAATACATAAATCGCAGTATTCATACTTGTGATATTCGTGTATACGCTTTTGATTTACCTAACGGCGATAAGCTGGTAATGCAACCGCAGGACTATATTATCAAGCTTTCTGATAAAAACTTTGTAGCTGTCAGTCCTACTGTGTTTAATAAATTATTTAATAAGGTTGGTTGAAATGTCAGTTGAATATGAAATCAATAAAGCAGTGGCGCTTAAGTTTGGTATAGAGCACAGGGTCAATGATCTGGTTGGTGTTGTTTCAGCTGATAGGTATAGGAAGTGTTACTATGATCCATGCAACAACGCGCAGCAGGCGTGGGAGATTATGCTTGCTAACAATATTTGTGTTTTAAATGTAGGTGATAATTACGTTGCTTTTAATGTAAAAGGTAAAAGTGTAGACAGGCATAAGTTAGATGCAAAACCATTCGTAGCAGCAATGCTTTTATTCCTGGAGATCTGAAAATGAATATTGTACGACGGGACAAGTAAAGTAGCTGAAAAGTTAGGCTGTCCGGAAGATTTGGTAAATCTGTCTAATGATGTTTTAGTAATGTAATTCCCATTTGATTAAGCAGAATATATACTCTTGTTGAACCAATAACAGGAGTATATGAAATGATTACATATCCATGGCTTGAACAAGCTAAGAAATTAGAAGGTATTCACGAAGCTACCAAGGCAGGCTCAGAGGCTGTAGATCAGCTTTGGAGAGACTTTAAAATGTCTGGTAACGTTGGTAAGTCTACCTCCCTTCCGTGGTGTTCTGCGTTGATTGGTGGCTGTATGGAGCGATCTGGCATATCTACCAGACTTCCTGAAGGTACTAAAAATCCAATTTCAAAAGATAGCTCACAATACTGGACTCAATGGGGAACCAAATTGGATAAACCAGTTGTAGGGGCTATCGTAGTATTCCGTTGGAGTCCTAATGCAGGTCACGTTGGATTCGTAGTAGGTAAAACTGCAAATGGTTTACTGTTAGTTTTAGGTGGTAATCAGAGCGATTCTGTATGTGTAAAAGCATTTAAAACAGATCGGATTGTTGGTTACTACTTCCCACGGAACCAAGAAATAAAATCTTATGACTTACCGATTGGCACTGCGGCTGAAATGAGCGCAAGCCAAACAAGATAAACACTTTTTTCTTTTTCGCTTTTTTTCTTTAACTTTAAATTACGAAGGTTTAACCGCATCACCTTCACTAGGATTTTCCAAAGATGCCTTATGTAAGGACAGATTATGAATGAAATTGTACCAGAACTAAGTTTTGGTAAAAAAGCAGTAGGACTTACTTTTAATCCAAGTAATAAAACAGAAGTGGATACTGTCAAATGTTACTACGCGGATATCATCGACATGATGGATAATTTACGTAAAAATACTGACAGTAAAGAAGTGCAACGACTGGCATCAATTGCTATCACCGAAGCACAAACAGCACAGATGTGGGCTGTTAAAGCCCTTACATGGAAAGACTAATGAACTTACTGCTACGCTTCTTTTTAATCTTATGGCTTTTGATTAAAGAAGCAACACCAGAGATATTACATGAAAATATCTCTGCTTATTATTCACTGCCGGAACGCGCAGAACGCAAACCAGCGCATGCATTTGGAGCATGGTGACATAAGATAAAGCCAATACTGCCCTGATACTTGCACTATCAGGGCTTTTTTTTTTAACAGTCAGTATTGGGATTGGTGAATGCGAAGGCTGATTCGCCTCTTGGGTAGTAAAGGTGAGTAACTACCGGGTCATAACCAAACAAGTGCAAACGTACCGTGAATGCCCCTGTCGGCATTTAAGCACAAGCAGGAGTTCAGCACCTGCCACCAATCACCAATACTGACTAAGTAAGGATAATTATTATGGGATGCGATATTCACTGCTATTCTGAGAAAAGAAATAAAGAAACAGGTAAATGGGAACTGATACCTGAAATGATTAAAGAAATAGATGGAGATTATACCGATTATCAAACAGATCAAATATTAAGTAATCGTAATTACATGCTATTTTCTATTTTAGCTGATGTGCGTAATTATGGTTTAAATGCTTATTGTATTATCAGCGAACCAAAAGGACTTCCGGAAGATGTTTCAAATGAAGTAAAAGAAATGTCTGACTATTGGGATTGTGACGGACACTCGCATAGCTGGCATACACTAAAAGATTTACTAGATCATTCTGCTAAATTTAAAAATGAAAGACGTCTATTAGAAATATTTCCGGAAGATTTAACAGAAGAATGGTATCTGAATCAAATTAATGAATGTATTCAACAAGCAGATGAATTAAATATTGAACCAGAAAATTACAGAATTGTATTTTGGTTTGATAACTAAGGATTAAATATGGCTACTTATTATTGTGGTGTCTTGTATGGAGACACTCTCGATACAGCTACCTACGGTATGGGTAGCTTTTCTTTTTGTACCATTGACGGAAGACTGTCATTAGCAAAAGCTAAAGAAATTGCACGTCAACACGCTATAAGCGAATGTAAGTTTCGTAACAAAAAATATGTAGGTTTTGGTTTAACCAAAGGAATTAATTTTAACTGCTTAGATAAAGCTAAAAGGTATTCATAATGGATTTTACTTATAAGCAGGTACTACTAATTGCAGATAGCCTGTCTGATTCGTATGCTAAAAACTTTGTACAGGAAACCATGAATTTAATTATTACGGTAGAACTGGCAATGTCTTTAGAGGAAGATCGTAAACCAAAAGCTGCACGTAAATGCCTTAAAGCTATGTGTAAAAATAAATATTACACTCATGGTTTAGTACGCAAAGATATCAAAGAAGGTAGCACAGCAAGTGATATTTATAGTTGGTTAAAATCTATAAAAGACAGACTTCATACCATCCTACTTTCAAGTGTTAAACAGCTACCAAATGCATCAGGCAAGCATTATGTATTTATGAACCAATCAGATAAAACTATCTGCATGTCAAATAAATATGCTGCTAAAAGCAAATGGCGATGTATTGGTAAATTTGCTAACTCAGAGGATGCAATGTCTGAAACTAAAAAGTTGATGGAAGATCATCAATTAACCTTAATCCCTCAAGAGGAGTATATCCCTAATGTTTAAGAAAATTATTTTATCTGTTTGCCTTTTTGGTTTTCTCTCTCCGGTAATGGCAGACTCAGCAGATACCTATATCTGCGATGCTTATATCATGCGTCCGGATGCAAAAGATAACCTGAAAGTGGTTAGCACTACTAAACAGGAAACAGCTTTAGTAATCAGCCATAAAATGACTAAGATTGCTATTGCTTCCCGTGAAGGTAAAGGAATCTGTTTCCCTAAACTGGATAAGAACACGCTACTGTATAACGGTGACAATTGTTCATTTAATAAATCCACTCGTTTTTTCTTATTTGAGATGCCTTCAGGTAATTATATCGGTGCTCATAATTGTAATTTTGTAGGTGAACACGATGATAAACACGTTAACTAAGTTTTACCTTTCAATCATATTTATCTGTGTTCTAGCTTTAGTAGCTTTTGCTATTAAATCTGAAATACAACCTAAGATTGAACCAGAAACTAAGCTGGAAATGAAATACTTTCCTGAACAACATACCGCATGTTTCTACACGAAATATGCTATCGAATGTATTTACCTTTGGGATGAACTCCCTCGTTAATTAATTAAATTTTTCGGAGAATAAATTATGTCAACTAATGGCGCTTCTACTGTACGTTCACCTGATGTAATCATTGAAATGGCAGAACGTGTATTACGTGCAGGTCGTGTACCTTATATTGTTGGTTCACCGGGTACAGCTAAATCTTATGTGGCTCGTAAATTAGGTGACAAGCTTAATTTACAACTTATTGATCGTCGTTTAAGTCAAGCAGACCCTACTGATTTTCAGGGATTCCCATCACTGGATAAACAAGAAGATGGTATTAAACTGGCATCATATGTGCCATTTTCTGACTTCCCGATTGAATCAACTCCATTACCGGAAGGTAAAGATGGTTGGTTAATCTTCTTTGATGAATTACCTTCAGCACCTCGTGCTACTTTGGCAGCAGCATACAAAATTATGCTGGACAGAGAAGTAGGTGCACATAAACTTCACAAGCGTGTAGTTATTATGTGTGCTGGTAACTTATCATCAGATAAGGCCATCGTTAATAATATCGGTACTGCAATGCAGTCACGTCTGATTACACTGCAAATGGGTACAGATTTACGTAGCTGGACTAAACATGCTACAGAATCTAACTTTGACAGTCGTGTAATTGGTTTTCTTAACTTCAAATCTGACCTGCTGATGAACTTTGATCCAGATCATCAGGACGTAACTTTCCCATGTCCTCGCACATGGAACTTTGTCAGCGATTTAGTCAAAGATGAAGAAGTTAATTACGCAAAAGATTACGCATTGTTAGCCGGTACTGTGGGCAAAGGTGCAGCAAACGAATTCATCACATTCTGTGAAATTTATCAGGGACTGCCATCCATTCAGGAAATTATGAATGATCCGAAAGGAACCAAAGTACCTGAAGAAATTACCACCAAATTTGCCATGATTTCATATTTAGGCGATAAGCTTAATAAATCAAACGCAGAGAAGCTCATTCAATATGTGAGCCGTTTCCCTGCGGATATGCAGGTAGTCACCATGCGTATTGCATATGGACGTGATAACACTCTTATGAGTGGTTGCCCTGCATTCGAAGAAAAAATGACAAGTCTCGTTAACTTAATTCTGTAAGGAAAATAATATGTCTGTACAGGCAGAAGCTGAAAAATTATATGAAAGTGCTTGTGTTAAATTGTTCACCAAAAAACAAGCTATGTTTATCTCTACTATCCTGTACGCGCATAAAGTTGAATTTACAGATGCGATCGATACGGCGTGTACAGATGGAAGGACTATGCTTATCAGTCCAACGTTTTTTACCAAACTTAACGCAGAAGAACGTGTGTTCTTAATTGCTCATGAGTGCTGGCATCCTGCGTTAGACCATCTTACACGCCGTGGTGAACGAGATCCTCAAATGTGGAATGCTGCATGCGATTACTTTATTAATGATTTATTAATCAGTAATGGCTATATCATGCCTAAAGGTGGATTACATGACACTCAATACAGGGACATGACAGCAGATCAGATTTATGAAAAGCTGAAACAAAAGCAAGATAAGAATCCGGGAGCAAAAACACCTCAGTGTGTGATTGGTCAGGATATTAAGGAACCAACAAAAGAATCTGAAAAGATGGATGGTTCCGGCAGTAGTGATGGATCTGGCGATGGTAATTCACCATCTCAAAATAACAGTAGTAACGGAATGTCTCCGGCAGAGTCTCTGGAAGCTCATATGGCTAGAGTATTACAAAAAGCCTTAATGACCCATGACATGTATGGCGGAACATCAGCAGGAGATATCCCAGGCTCAATCAGGACTAAAATTAAAGACTTGTTTGAACCAAAACTGCCATGGTATAGCATTCTGCGTAATTATATGGATGCCTTTATAAAAGATGATTATTCATATCGTCGTCCTAATAAACGGTTCTATCCGGATGTATATCTTCCTACTTTATGTGGTGAAGGTATCGAAGAAATTGCATGGGCATTTGATATTTCTGGCTCAGTAACAGATGATCAAATTAAGCGATTCAACTCTGAAGTCGCCCATGTACAAGAAGCGTTAAACCCAAGAAAAACAACTATAGTATCATTCGATACTCGTATTCATGATGAGTTTGAATTTAATGAAGACGAGGAATTAGGCGGACTGGAATTTACAGGACGTGGTGGAACCTGTTTAAAATGTGTATTTGAGTATTTCCGTAAAAGAAATCCAAAAGTACTTATTGTATTCAGTGATCTGTATTGTTCTCGCATTACAGAGAAACCTCCATACCCTGTAGTATGGATTTGTATTGATAATCCTGCTGCTAAAGTAAATTTTGGTAAGCTAATTCATATCGATAATTAATATTCTCCGTGCCCCTGTCCAAGGGGCTTTTTTTTTATAGATGACTTATGACAAAGAAAATTAAAGTTTGTGGGTGTCCTTGTTGTGGAAAATCTGCGTTCTGGTGTAAAGGTGACAAACAGACTCGTATGCTAGATTTCACGGAATGTGGAAATTGTGGATTACGTATAGAAGGTGATTATAAACCTCAGTCGTCTCTTGAATTATGGAATACTCGGGTTATGGATCATTATGTAGAAAATTGCTATTACAATATTGATGGTGAAAAATGTTAACCAATAGAGAGAAAGAAATAATTGATAAGCTTTTGTCTGAATACACTGAAGCTTATGAAAATATTTATCGTTCTTTGGTTCCAAAAGGTTGGGACAGACCAAACTATGATTATCGTAAACAAATTAAATTATCAGATGCTGTAGCTAAAGCACGAAATAATTTGAACAATTATTTAAATGCTATAAAGGAAAAATAATGGAAGTAAAATTAAACGCAGATCAGGAAAAAGCAGTACGTGAAGTATCTGGATTTTTACTTGATGATACTAAAAAAGAACACGTTGTATCAGGTGCAGGCGGAACAGGCAAGACATTCACTGTAGGGCGTGTATTGGATTCATTAGAAAGAATCAACACGACAGCAGCCCTGTTAGGTGCTAAGAAACTGAATAAGGTTTATTACACAGCATCTACCAACAAAGCAGCAGAGGTTCTTTCTAATGCTTCTAATGGTACTGCTTCAACAATCCATAACCTGTTAGGGTTATCAGTAATTAACGATTTTCGTACCGGAAAAACAAAGCTTAAGAAGACAGACAGAAATGCTGTAATTTCTGATGCTATTATTGTATGTGACGAAGCCTCTATGGTTAGTGCTGAACTGAAAGCTTTAATCAAACAGTATACTCAAAATTGTAAAATTATTTATACAGGAGATAAGTATCAATTATTCCCGATAGGTGAAGAAAGCAGCCCTGTATTTGATGATGCTACAATAAGTCAGTCAATCTTACTTGAACCAATGAGACAAGATAAAGACTCGCCTATTTATAAACTATGCAATCAATTTCGAAAAACAGTAGAAACAGGTAAATTCTTTCCTATTATTGGTTCAAAAGGTCATGTTGATTATTTAACTACAGATCAGTATCGTGCAGAAATTATTCAAAATTTCGTACATGAACCAAGAGATGATATGAAGATTCTCTGCTATACAAATCCTGAAGTAGTTGGATATAACACGAATATTCGAAAACTTCGTGGTCTACCTCCTACGTTTACAGCAGGGGAAACCATTGTATCTAATAATGCTGCCAAATCGATGTCTCAAGATTCCATGCTTGTAATTGAGCGTGAATATCTCATTGATGATGTATCTCAAATTATCGAACATCCGCAGTATAAATTTAAATGCTATTACGTTTGGATTAATGGTAGCCAATACTTGCAGCCTGTTAATCAGGATGATGTAAAAAAAGTATTGCAACATCTTGCTAAGAAATCTAAACAAGATGGTGATTGGGAAGATTATTTTTATTTCAAAAATAACATTGCAGATCTGCGACAAAAAGATGCGTCTACTGTACATAAATCTCAAGGCTCTACATATGATACCGTGTATATTGATTTAAACGATATAGGTAAGTGTTTTAACCGAGTTGACGCCGCACGTTTATTATATGTAGCTGTATCTCGCCCAACTACCCGCATTGCTTTATACGGAAAATTACCTGACTACTACGGTGGTTAATATGAATAATTCATTGGATATCAAAATATGCATTAAAACTGCATTATTTAAAAACATCAACGATCATTTAAAATCGACGCTATCAGATATTTTTGAAGCTCATAATAAAATGACAGGGTCTTCTCATAATAAATTTATGTATGATGGTGAAGTATATTATCGCAATCACACTGTAGCACCTTTTAACGAAACCTTGTTAGAATCGCCACTTCATAACAAGATGGATCAGTATTTAGAATTACTGACAAAATATAAAAAAGATGAAAAATTGATTCTTAATTATATTGGCATAATTATATCTATTTCTAACACAGTAAAGGATACCTTTACAAAATTACCTAATGCATTAACTGTATTTTGTAATCGTCATATAAATCCTCCACTGGATACAAATTATATTCAGTTTAAAGATTTTAAAAAATATGATGCAGAGATGGATAAATTAATAACTTATTATTTAAATTATAATCTACTATTATGAATATAAAATTAGTGGTACTAATCTGCCCTGCTAAGACTATCGGAGTTGTTAAACTTTTGTTAGGAGACTGTCCTGAATTTCTGGACAGAAGCCCATCGATAACATTTGGAGAGGAGTATCACTTTTTTTATGAAAATCCATCACTTAAAGTAGTTGACACAATTCATAAATATGTAGATGAATGGAAAAAGAAGAACCTACCTTTCAGATGTGAGATAGTGTATAGCATCGGCAACACTGAAACTATCCTATCAGGAGAGTATGTTACATGAAACATATACTTTATAAGTATAAAGAAAATTCTGGTAATTTTCCTATAGCTGTATTAATTAAAGAACAGCAATTAAGAAAAAAAGATATTGAAACGCATTACGCTGAACCAATTAATAAACTGATTGGAGTAGATACAAATATATCTGCATTCGATTTAGTTTATGACACTCCAAAGAAAGTCAGTGCTTCTACCATTGATGAATATTTAGAAGAATTACTTCCGGTATTAAATGATATTGGAACCAAACTGATTTATGTGTGTGACGCTAATTATTTTAAACGTCTCACTAAAATGAAGAAAGCTGAACCTTACTTAGGATATGTATTGCCATGTACTAAAGAAGGTTATGAGCATTTTCAGGTAGTATTAGGTATTAATTGGGGAGCATTATTTTATAACCCTAGTATTCAGGATAAGCTTGATTTAAGTATAAAAACACTCGCAGATATGTTTACTGGTTCATATGAAGAACTGGGAAAAGATATTATTAAGTTTGCTGAATATCCGGATACAGTTAAAGAAATTTCTGATTGGCTGCAAAAGCTTCATACATATCCTGCACTTTCTGCGGATATCGAAGCATGGAGTTTAAAATTCTATGAAGCCCGATTAGGTACAATTTCATTTGCATGGAACCAACATGAAGGAATTGCATTCGCCGTAGATTTTGAAAGAAACTATGAAGATGCATTAGCAATACGATTATTATTGAAGGGATTCTTTACAGAGTATAAAGGAAAAATGTTATGGCATAACGGAAGCTATGACTTAACAGTAATAATCTATGAACTATGGATGAATGGGTTGTTAGATCAGAAAGGTTTACTTACTGGTTTAGATGTCATGACTAAAAATTGGCATGATACTAAAATTATAACTTATTTAGCCACAAACTCATGTGCTGGTAATCATTTAGGACTCAAAGCTCAGTCTCATGAATACGCAGGTAATTACGCATTAGACGATATCAAAGATATCAGCTTAATACCTAAGAAAGATCTGGTTCGATATAACCTCATTGATAGTCTGTGTACGTGGTATGTCTATGGTAAGCATTGGCAAACCATGAATGATGATAATCAGAGAGAATTGTATGATGATCTGTTCATGCCATCTCTGAAAAATATTATTCAGATGCAGTTAACAGGCATTCCATTAGACATGGAAGAAGTATTAAAAGTAGAGAAGATACTAATTAAGGAAAAAGTAACTTTTTACCAAGAGATGCTTAAATTCTCAGTTATTACTGATTTGGTTCATAGCGTGCGTAAACGCAAGTGTGAGAAGAAGAATGCTTCTCTTAAAACTAAGCAGGTGACTGTAGAAGACTTTGATGATCAGTTTAATCCAGATAGTCCTCTCCAATTGCAAGAACTGTTGTATGACATTATGGGGCTTCCTGTAATAGATTTGACAGATACTAAAGCTCCGGCAACTGGTGCAGAAACCATGGAAAAACTTAAGTTTAAAGTTAAAACTCCTGAACATGCTGAGTTATTGGATTTACTTATTAAATTTAGTAAAGTTAATAAGATAATCACGTCATTTATTCCTGCATTCAAGGCTGCACCTAAAGCAGAAGATGGTTGGCATTATTTGTTTGGTTTCTTCAATTTAGGGGGAACAGTATCAGGAAGACTTTCATCAAGTAATCCAAACTTACAGCAAATACCTTCAAGTAAATCTCCGTACTCAAAAGTAATCAAAAAATGTTTTAGAGCACCTAAAGGTTTTCTATTTGTTGGGTTAGATTTTGCTTCATTAGAAGACAGAATATCTGCGGTTACTACCAAAGATTCCAACAAATTGAAAGTGTATACCGATGGGTATGACGGGCACTGTTTACGTGCTTATGCGTACTTTAAAGATGAAATGCCAGACATTATTAACACAGTGGAAAGCATTAATAGCATCGAAGGTAAATATAAAGATATACGTCAAAAAAGTAAAACTCCAACATTCTTACTTACCTACCGTGGTACATACATGGGTTTAATGCAGAAATGTGGTTTTGATGAACCAACTGCAAAACAAATTGAATCCCGATATCACGAACTTTATAAGGAATCTGATGATTGGGTTAATGCCCGATTAGAAGAAGCTACTAAAGTTGGATACGTCACTGCTGCCTTTGGATTGCGCGTCAGAACGCCTCTGCTGCATCAGGTAGTAATGGGAACCAAACATACACCTTATGAGGCAGAAGCTGAAGGGCGTACTGCTGGTAACGCATTAGGGCAATCATGGTGCTTACTTAATAACAGAGCAGCAGTTGATGTGGCTCAACGTCTGGAAAAATTACCTGAATTGCGTATGCAGATCAGACCGGGTGCTCATATCCATGATGCTCAGTATTATATTATTCCGGATAACATTGATGTACTTCATTGGTTAAACGAAAACTTAGTTGATGCTGTTAAATGGCAGGAACATCCTGAAATTGCCCATGATGAAGTTAAACTAGGCGGAGAATTATCAGTATTCTATCCAACGTGGAAAGATGAAATTGAACTGCCTAACGGTGCAACCAAAGAAGAAATTATACAAATTTGTATTGATTCTCAGAAACCTAAAGAGGAACCAAAAAAATGAAAGCAACTGAATACCTGATGCATGGTATTAAAATCATGGAGCAGCGTGCTAAAGACCGTAATCCTGAAGCGTCTGAAGAACGTCAGATTACTGCTACCCGTAAAATTTACGAAGCCATTCAAAATAAAAATACCATCGATAATGATTATGATGGTTGGATGTGGATGGTAGCACTTAAATTAGCACGAGCACAAAATGGGTTTAATCAGGATGATTATATCGATGGTATTAATTATCTGGCTCTGGCTGCTGAATCTCGTGCTACAGATGGAGAAAAAACTGTCGAAGAAGGCAGTGATTATTTTAAATCTGATTTAGTTAAAAAATATACTCATTTTGAAAGAGCATTAATATCTTCATCTATGTTTGAAGGTAAAGAAAGTAAAGTTGAATACGCAGAAGCTAAGAAAAATTTAACCTGGTTTTGCGTTAATGCTTTATATCCAGATGTGTGTGATGCAGATGTGACGGTAATTGTGGATAATTACTGCGAAGCTGTTTTACGCTTAAATTCTGCTAAAAGTGATTTAGAGTCAATTGAATTATTAAAAAATGCAGAACCTTCTCTGGAAGCTATGCGTGTACTTTTTTCAAAAATTGTGAGAAAAGATAAATGAGCCAAGTTAAATTAGTTGCCATTACCCCTAATATTGAAAAACTGGCCTGCTATATTGCTCGTGTATCAAATCCTGCCAATCAGCAAAGTGAAAGTACAGCTTTGTTGGATTATTGCATTAAGCATCAGCATTGGTCAGTATTTGAGCATGGATTCATTACTCTTGAAATGAATACTACTCGTGCAATTTCAGCACAGTTACTCCGTCACCGCAGCTTTACCTTTCAGGAATTCAGCCAGCGTTACGCTAAAGTGGATATGCTGGAAATTGAAATTCCTGACCTACGCCTGCAAGACCATACCAACCGACAGAATTCCATTGATGCAATGGACAGTATTGAGAAAGATGCACTGCGCTATGAAATTGATGGATTATTTCAGCAAGTAGATCACGTATATTCATTGCTGTTAAACAAAGGTGTAGCCAAGGAATGTGCCAGAATGGTACTGCCTATGTGTGCTCCTACTAAAGTCTATATGTCTGGTTCTCTGCGTTCGTGGATTCATTATATTGAACTGCGTTCTGCAAACGGTACACAGAAAGAGCATATGGTATTAGCAGAAGAAGCTAAGAAAATTATCAGTGAGCAACTTCCGGTAGTTGCTAAAGCTCTGAAGTGGATTTAAAAATAAACAGGAGAAATGTCTATGGCAATGCCTAATTCATTAAGGCAGTTGCAAGGACAACCTGACAGTAATATCAAGCGGGGGAATAAATTTATGATTCCCCCTACTGATTTACGCATTCAGGAAGGTTACAACGTCCGTGCAGCATTTAACCCGGAGTATTGGGAAACCGAAGAAGCAAAAGAGCGTATTAATTCATTTGCCCATTCATATACTGAAGGTAAATTTGTACCACCAATCGTTGTTCAGGTACGTGACGGATTATGTTATATCCGTGATGGGGAACATCGTTATCGCGGTCTGGTTCAGGCTGTACAGGCCGGAGCACAAATTCAGCATGTAGACGTGGTTGAAGTATCTGGCGATGAACTGGATGAACTTGATACCCTACATGATTCAAACAATGGTAAACCATGGGGAATAATGGAAAAAGCGATTATTGTAAGTCGCTACTCTGCTTACGGTCTTACCAATAAAGATATCGCTAAACGTATGCACCTCAGTGAGGCTACAATCTCCAATTATCTGTTGGTAATGCAGATGCCCCTTAATATGAAAAAACGTCTCAGCGACGGTTCTCTGCAACTTTCTGTAGCACTTGAGCAGTATCGTGCTCATGGAACCAAAGGACTTGAAAAACCGGTTAAATCTAAATCTATCAACGCAGTAAAGAAAAAGCTGATTGATATTTTCGCTGAACCAAAAGTAACAGAACAACCCGACGGTTATCATTTGGTTTTATCTGCTGATCAATATGCTGCAATTATGGAGTATACTGACCTGCTCAAACCTGAACCAGAAGGGGAATGACATGTCTGTTACTTTCACAAACAATAGCCGGATAGCGATCTATTCGGCTGTTTGGTTATTAACTGATGATTATGATTATCAGACAACACCAAATTACATATCTGTAACAACTCTGCTTAAGCCGCTGAAGCAAATCATTTTAGCAAAGCGCTTAAATCGTGACCCAAGCATACAAAGAAATATTGATATCAGTTCACTGATTAAATCTAAAATCGGTACTGCATGTCATGATTCTATTGAACGTGCGTGGGAATCAGTAGAGTCTCGTAAGAAGGCATTAGCTCTTATGGGTGTGCCTGAAAAAGTTGCAGATAAAATTCGTGTTAATCCAACTGAAGAAGATCTGAAAGAAGAAGATATCATTCCAATTTATATGGAAACCAGAACTCAGAAAGAGATTAATGGTTTCGTGATTGGTGGTAAATTCGACCTTATCTTTGAAGGCAGACTGGTAGACCATAAATCAACCAGTACTTTCACGTATGAGAAAGGTGTGAAAGAGGAAGATTATCAGATGCAGGGCAGTATTTATCGTTGGTTAAACGATGATAAAGTTACCCATGACCATATGTATATCAACTTCATTTTCACAGATTGGAAACGTGCCATGGCTATGGCTAATCTGAAGTATCCGCAATCTCAGATTATGGAACATCCGATCCCTTTATTAAGTCTGGAAGAAACTGAACGTCAGATCATCAATAAAACAGATTTAATCCGTAAGTACATGGATTCCGATGAAAAGGATATCCCACCATGTACTGATGAAGAATTGTGGAGAAGTGCATTTGTCTGGAAATATTATAAAAATCCGGAAAATAAAACACGCTCTACTAAAAATTTTGATAATGAGGGTGAAGCTCATGATCGCTGGATAGCTGATGGGCGTATAGGGATTGTAGAAAAAACAGGTGGAGAAGTTAAAGCCTGTTGTTACTGTCCTGCATATGAAATCTGTACTCAGAAAGATGAGTATCTTAAATCCGGTGAACTTAACCCAATAATTTAAGAGGAAAGACATGAAAGATTTGGCAGAGATCCCATATCACAAGTTATCAGAGGATATTGTGGATGTTCTTATTAAAAAAACTCAGAATGATACACCGTTATTTTTCCGGGTTCAGGTAGCGTATTTTTTGGCTAAAGTGGCAGCAAGTATGCGAACCACAATTGATACGTTGGATCGCGGTTCTCTGCCTGTCAACGTGTATGCTATTAACTTAGCTCCATCCGGATTTGGTAAAGGCCATTCAACCAATATTATCGAAGAACAGATTATTAATCAGTTCCGGTATAATTTTACTCAGCATACATTCCCTGCTATCTCAGACCAGAGTCTGCAAAAGATTGCCTCAGTACGAGCGCAGCGTGATGGCACTGACTATGATGATGAACTTGTTGCTGTACAGAAAGAGTTTAATTCTCTTGGTTCATTATTATTTTCATTCAGTGAAGGTACATCTCCGGCTGTTAAGCAAATGCGACATAAAGTGCTTATGGCTGAGTGCGGTGCAATTAACTTTGAAATGGATGAAATGGGTTCTAACTTAATGGGTAACATTGAAGTTTTAACCACATTTTTAGAATTGTACGATGTAGGCAAAGTGAAAGCTAAACTTACTAAAAACACTTCTGAATCCAAACGTAGTGAAGAAATTGACGGGCGTTCACCTACCAATATGCTGTTATTTGGTACTCCGGCTAAACTGCTTAATGGCGGTGCTGAAGAAAGTGAATTCTATTCATTGCTTGAAACTGGTTATGCCAGACGTTGTTTATTTGGATACTCAAATATTGAGAAAACCAAACGTGAAATTACACCGGAAGAAGTATTCAAATTAGCGGTAGATAAGACTACCAATAATTTAGTAAGCCAACTGTCTCAATATTTTGGACGTTTAGCTAATCCGGCTAAGTATGGAACCAGTCTGATTATCAGTGAGGAAGCTACATTACTTCTCATTGAATATAAATTGCGTTGTGAAAATGAAGCAATGGACTTATCAGACCATGAAGAAATTCGTAAAGCAGAGATATCTCACCGGTACTTTAAAGCTCTCAAACTGGCAGGTGCATACGCATTCGTTGATGAAAGCCCTGAAGTAACGATAGACCATATCTACTCAGCTATTAAGCTGACAGAAGATTGTGGTGAAGCTTTTAAAAAGATTCTTAATCGTGAAAAAGCTCACATGAAGCTGGCACGTTATATCGCTGAAATTGGACGTGATGTGACTAATGCTGATATGGTAGAAGATTTACCATTCTATCCTAATACAGCAGCCAGAAAGAATGAAATGATGAACCTTGCTCGTGCATGGGGATATAAAAACAATATCATCATCAAGTCTCATATTGAAGAAGGTATTGAATTCTATTCAGGTGAAACTCTGGAAGTAACCGATCTGGATAAACTGAATATTTCCTATGGTACACACTTTGCGTATAACTATCTCAGTGAACCAATTAAATTCGGTAACATTGCACGTCTGGCTCGTGTACAGGATATGAACTGGATTAACCATTATTTGATTAATGGTAAAGAAGGTAAAGGTCACAGAAACAGTCTTAACATTTTAGCCGGATTCAATATGGTTGTACTTGATATTGATGGCACAGCTACCATTGATATGGTTCGTGAATTATTGGATGAATACAATTATCTGATTTACACAACCAAAAGTCATACACCGCAGGCTAATCGCTTCAGACTTATTATGCCGACTAACTATGTGCTTAAACTGGATGAAGAAGAATTCAAAGACTTCATGCAAAACGTTTATGCATGGGTTCCATTTGAAGTAGATGACCAGACATTCGATCGTTGCCGTAAATGGGCGTGTAATGAGAATGCTGAGGTTTATATCAATGTGGATGATGAATACGGTCAAAAGTTAAAAGAAGTGCTGACAGACCCTGCATATCACATTACAACCAATGCTTCATGTAAGATGCTTGATGCATTACCATTCATTCCTAAAACTTCACGTAACGAAGAATACAAATCCAATTTAGCCAATCTGGAGAATCTGGATAACATTGAAAGATGGTTTGCTTCACGCATGACATCAGGACAGCGTAATAACCAACTGTTCAAATATGCCATGATGTTAGCCAGCTCAGGTCTGGACGTACCGGCAATCCGTGAACGTGTAATTGCATTCAATGATAAAATGAAAGATAAGATTTCTGTAAAAGAAATTGATAATACTGTCATTACAACATTGGCTAAACGTTTACAGGATGGACGTGTTAAATCAAAATAAGCCCTGTTCTTTGGGCTTTAAAACAGGATAGAGTCATGTCAGATGAAATTTTTAACAAACAGTTAGTACTGATTGGCGGAGAATCCGCTACAGGAAAATCAGCATCATTACGAAATATTCGTGATCAGGAGAATACTTTATACCTGAATGCTGAAGCTGGTAAACGACTGCCATTCCGCAGTAAATTTAAACAAGCGGTAATTACTGACCCTATGCAAGTACCGCAGACTTTCAAAGATATCAAAACAGTTGAAGCCATTAAAGGAACCAAACTGCTTATCTGCGACTCACTTACATTCCTGATGGATATGTATGAATCTACTCGCGTATTGAAAGCAAAAAACAAAATGGAAGGATGGTCAGACTTCCAGCAGTACTTTAAAGAATTAATGCAGGTTCATGTTGCATCAGCAAATCATGGTGTAATTTTTACTGCGCATACAAAGTCAGAACTGAATGAAGCAACAGGTTTGTATCAGACTTCAGTTCCGATCAAAGGTGCTCTCAAAGGCAACGGTATCGAAGCATATTTCAGTACAGTAGTACACGCTAAGAAGATGCCATTAACTGCATTAGAGAAGTACCAATCAGATTTGTTACACATCACTGAAGATGATGAGATTGTAGGGTACAAACATGTATTCCAAACTCAGGTAACAAAAGAAACAGTCGGGGATCGTATACGTTCACCCATGGGAATGTTTAGTCGGAATGAAACATTCATGGACAACGATGCTCAACTGCTGTTAGACCGTTTAAACGAATATTACAATTAAGGAAATTTCCATATGTCATTATTACAATCTGTTCAATCTGCCAACGATGTTGAAGAATCCCGCGATAGCTTAGGTGGTAATTTTAATACCATCAACTCAAACATGTACCCGACTAAGCTTAAAGCTATCTATTTGGGGCAAGCTAAGAGCGGTGCTATTTCTGCAACCATTCTGGCAGATGTTATGGTAGATACTGATACTAAAGAAATGCATCAGTATTCCGAAACTCTGTATTTTACCAATAAACAAGGTAAGTCTTACTATGAAAAAGATGGTAAGAAACATTATCTGCCGGGTTTCAATATCGTCAATGCGATCTGTGAACTGACTACCGGTAAAGGTATTCTGGAACAAAGCACTGAAAAACGTACTTTCAATATCTACAATTATGAAGATAAGAAAGAAGTACCAACTGAAGTTGAAACTCTGGTTAATACCATGGGTAAAGAACTTTACTTAGGTATCATTTTCCGTAAAGAAAATAAATCCAAAAAGAATGATGCCGGTGAATATGTGGATATCAATGAACCGCGTAACGTTAACGTTATTGATCTGGTTACTGATGTTGAAAAATTCACTGCCAACGAAAGACGTGCCAAAGCAGCCAAACCTGAATTCTTTGAAAAATGGGTTGAGAAATGGGGTAACGTAGTTGATGATCGTTACAAACATAACGATGATGCACCAGCAGAAGGCGCACCTGCAAATTCAGGTTCATCTACCAAATCACTGTTTGGTTAATACGTGATATACTCCGGTGTAAAAGCCGGAGTATTTTCATAATGAACCAACATATTTTAATATCCCCTGTCAGTATTCCAGTATCCAGTAAAAAAGTATTCAGATTAAATTTAAATGAATATCGTAACGCTCACTATCACGTACTGAACCAAGCAAAAATCAACTATAAATCCCACATGTCTGAACAAATATCGAAACTGCCTAAGATGTCTAAAATAGGTATTGAGTATCGATTATTTGTTGGTTCACGCAGACGATGTGATGTTATGAATATTTGTTCAATTGTGGATAAATTTTTCTGTGATGCATTAACTGAATTAGGGAAAATAACGGATGATGATTATGATCATCTGCCAGCTATAAATTGCAGATTCGGTGGATATGATAAAAATAATCCACGAGTCGAAATAATAATTGAGGAACTGTAATGCAAACTGTAATTAAAGAAGATGAGATCAAAACAGCAATCGAACAGTACATGAATAAAACGTACTTCCCTCATGCTGATTTTGAATATGCAATTGAAATCAAAGCTACCCGCGGTGCAGATGGCACTACTGCTGAAATTGAAGTTAATCCGAAAGGTATGCAGAAGACTGCTAAAGAACCTGTAAAGGCAGAAGTACCTGAACCAAAGAAAGAAGAGAAGTCTGAAGCAGTAGTTGAAGCCAAAACTGAAACTAAACCTGCTAAGACAGAAACCAAAGCAGAAGAAGTACAGGAAGAAAAACCTACTCGTGCTACTGGCTCACTCTTTGACAAGGTAGAAGACAAAGAAGAAGCTAAACCTGCTGAAGGTAAATCTCTGTTCGATCAAAAATAAGGTAATACATGAAACAAGTATGGCTGACTACTAAGGCTATACTGATCACTGTATTGATATTAGGGATGCTTTGGGCATCCCTTTTTGTTATTGCCTTTATCGGTATAGTCATATGGTATGTAATAGGCGCACTATGCATTTTTATCATAGTGCGCCTTGTATTATCTAATAATTCTGACTAAATCACCGCCTGCCCCCCAAAGTGGGTGAGCGGTGATACCGTTAAACATGTTACCGAATCCTAAGTTATAGGAGAAACTTCCGGTAATAGCATTGGCATCAAAGATATTAGGTACACTATTAATACCACTTAACATCATCAGAACTTTAATAGGATTTTCACGTAAAGTACGAATCAGTATTTTCTGAATACGAATCTTATAATTAAGGAACCAAGTAGCACCAATCGCTTCCAGATATGATCGTGTGCGGCTAGGCAGAATATTGTAGTTAACAAATTCATCCTTAACTCGTGTAAGTGCCTGCTCATGAGAAAGCGGATTACGCTGAGTTGTAAGTTTCTTATACAGAGAATATTTAGCAACAAAGTCACCATACTGAATTGATTTATTCAATACAGCATACGTAGCACTATCTTTGGTTATCAGGATATTTTTACCAACATTTGAAATACCGGTTGGAATTTTAGAAGTAATACCTTCCAGTTTTTTCATCAATTGGCCTTTATAACCAAAATCATCTGTATCAAATTTCTCAGATATAGCTGGTAATAACCCTTCTGCAATTAACGGAGCCAGTGGATTACGTGCCTGCTTATCGCGTAACTCAGATAAACGTGATTTGTATTTACCTTGCTCTGACGGATTCTGACCTAACTGAATGAGGTGGCTTAAACGAATAATTTCACGCTCATTCTTGCGGAAGTCTTCAGCAGCAACAGTAGCCAGTGAAATATCTTTAGCCATCTGAATTGGTGACACACCAACTGTAGCCAGATGAACCATATTGGAAATAATGTTAGCAGCAGAGACTACAACCGAACGTACAACAATCCAGTCTTTAGCATTGCTCACAAATTCTTTCCATCCACGTTCACCACGAGACAGGTATACAGCAGCTTTATCACCGAGAATATTACTGGCAACATCTTTAAATACTCGCTGGAATGCGTTCAGTTCTTCAGAATTTTTATTCCATAATTCTGTTACTGAAGGCATACGATAACCTAAAGCATTATTCAGTAAATCTTTACGGATAAAAAGCTTACCAGATACAATTTGTTCCTTGATATGGCTCTTCATTTCAGGAGGCATTAACCGATAGATTTCACGAATCTGCGGGTCAGAAGATTTTCCTGAAACTTCAATGTACTGATCTGCTTTACCTTCCTTCATATCTTTTTCATACGTTGCTTTCAGCACATCAACTAACGTAGCATTGAATTTATCAGCCATTGATTCTTCCAATATACGTCCTTCCCATGCTCCCATATTCTCAGCAAAATCGTTTGAAGTTTCTAAACGAGCATCTCTGTTAGCAAAATCCATCTGATACGAATAAGAAACAACAGCACCATTTCTGTCAACCATAGGCTGCATATAGTTACCTTCAACTGGTACTGCAACATTAGAATCAAACATGCTCTGCATAGCATTGCGTTTAGCTTCTGTCATTTTTGCTGCCTGAGAACCAGTATAACTAACTGTATTAACTCCATTGATAGTCTGGCCTGCATACGGGTCAACGCCTGCTATGGTATGACGCAGAGTGCTCATAACACCAGATACCCAACGAGGATTAGCACCTTCATTACTCTGGAAGTAATACATTGGTTCACGGTTAAAATCTGATGGGTCACGAGCAACTTGATTACCCATCACATAACCTTTGGCAATTAAATCACTTCTCTGTGATAAAGGAGCAATAACCACTTTCTTATTAGGATTACCTAATGAAGGTGAATAACCTTTAGGCGCAGCAAATGAACCATCTACATCCAGTTTTGATACTTCTTCTTTTTTAAGCATGTTGTAATAATTCATGGTAAATGTCAGACCATTATTTTCAGGGTCTTTAGACATTTCCTGATTCATTACTTCCAGCAGTTTATTTTTACTTACTGAATCTGTTTTCTGAATTGCATACAGAGAAGCCAGAGTATCAATAAGAGGTGCAGCAGCAACCGGAATATTAACATTAGCAACAGATTTACCTGTACCAATCACATGAGCGATTGAACGCGCATTAGGCAACTGATATGGCATAGGTGATACACCGGTAACAATTTGTTGACCTAAACCAAGAGCAGACTTTTTGTAGAATGTAGCAATTTCAGTATCAGGCTGAACTGCATCAATCTTCGCTTCTATATCCTTAATCTCTTTTGTAAGAGCCGCATTGTCCTCTACAAGAGTTTTAAGCTTAGTAATGTCATAACCGTTAGCATAAAGATAACTCATGTCAGAATTGATTACAGAGCGTTGTATCGCCTGTTTGCTTTCTTTATCTAAAGACACATACTGACTTTCAATAATCTCAGGAACTTCTTCACGTAATACCTGACGAGCCTTCTCCTGAACCATAGCAGTATGATCTTTCATGTCATGAATAACTTTATTAGCATCATTGGTTCCCAGCATTTCCTGAACCAATTCACCAAATGCACCTAACTTTTTATCGTAAAGGTTATTGATGAAATTAGAGACACCTTCACGTACTGCACCGGCAGCTTGTTCAGATGCAATTGATGCAGCAACAGCAGCAGTAGGAGCAACTGCAATTTTCACATATTTGTTCAGCTTATCTGATGCAGCACCTTTTAGCATGGCATCAGCAATAGTATCTCTCACTCCTTGAATTTTATCTTCATAAGGCTGCGCTAATTCAGCAGCCTTGTCTTCGATTTTATTCAGGATAGATTGACGTGACTCTGCATCAAAATGGCTGAGGTTACGGTTAAGCTTATCCAAACGTGAACCAATAGTACCAGATACACCAGACTTGCCAGCCAGACCTGATACCTTAGACATGACCAGACCAACGTAATATTCGATATTCTCTTTTAATCCTACCGGCTCAGATTTTTTAGGCTGATAACCTGCAAGATTATCCAGAATATTTCTGAATTGTTCGTTGGTTGCTGCTAATGCAAGGAAGTTAGCCAGACGATTAGATTTACCAGACGCATCTGCTTTAACTGCACTATTACCAAATACTGCATCGTATTTAGCTTTGGCTAATCCCATTGTCATAACGTTATTGATATCCGGATTATCTAAAAACATTTCCGGAGTAACAGCACGTTTAGCAGTTTCATACAGACGATTAGCCTCAACAGTCTTAAATCCAAATTCATCCAGACCAGCTTTAAGAGAAACCTGCATCATCTTAAATACCAGCATTTCTTTTTCACTCATATTAAAACCATGAGCGATAAATGAATCTGCTGAGGTATCTACTTCAGGTGAAAGGTTATTAAGCAGTAATGTATCTTCAAAGGTTTCAATCCCTTCAATTGGCTTACCACGCTGTTTAACCAGATCATAAATACCGTTGGTAACATTCTGGAAAACATTATTAAGATGGTTCAGATGTTCAATAGAACTGTTACCATCAGATAATCGGTCATACATTGCATTGGCAGTCATGTTATTAACTGCGTCTGCATTCTGCTGATACAGTGGAGTAGCAGATTCAGATTCTTTAGACGCTTTAACAGAATCAACCAGAGATACTGTGTTACCTAACAATTTAGTAAAGTAACTATTAATACGGGTATCGGAACCAATAGCAAACAATGATTTGATTGCATCATAGATTCTGGAAATAAACTTAGTTAATTTACCTGAAGATTTATTTGAAGAAAGGGAATCCTGCATATGCTGGTTAGTTAATCCCCATGCAACAAATTCGCTTAATGCTTCAAACTTTTCACCATTGCTTAAATGGTCTTCGATTAAATTAATTACTCGTTGCGATTCATTTGTCTTATCGACATTAGTATCAGCCATAAATTCCTGCATCAGCGATTCCAGATTAGAAATGGAATTACGTGCGTGCTTAGGCATTTTTTCAGGAGCAGTATAATAATCCTGAATAGCCTGCTGAGTACCCGCATGAATCAGTTCATGAGTAACAGTTTCGATAGATGGATTAGCAACAAAAATATTATTACCGATAGTCACAGCATTACCATCAAAAGAAAGATTACTGAATAAATCAGGATATTCTTTTCTGAGGTGATCTGAAATCTTATCGATTGAACCAAACTGAATAACAGTATCGGCAGGAATAAGAGGCATGATTTTACCTAATACATACCGATTAATTTTATTCTGCTGAGTAGGTTCTTTACTGGTTCGCAGTGAAACAATACGATTAATCGCATCTGCATTAACTGAAGTGAGGCCATTAGCATCAGTAGTACCTAATGCTTTTACCATTTCATTTAATACATTATCAGGAGCAGATACTACACGGTTAGTTGCTCTGTTTGGTTCAACAGGCAGGTTTACAGAATGCATCCATTTTTCAAGTGGTGTCATAGAGTCGGTAATAATTTCTGATGCTTTCCCAGCAACATGATTATTAACAACACCTGAACCTGTCATTTGGTCGATAGATGATGGAATACCTGATTTAAATAAACCATCTTTTAAAGCTTTAACCCGAGCAGCTTCATACTGTAAATCCTTCTTGAATTCTGCAATAAATGCAGGGTCAACAGGGTTGGTTAAATTTTCATTCTTCTGCACTTTCTTATATGACTTTTCAAGACGTGCTATAGCAGCATCAGACAGATTCAGATTATTGAAATCTACCTGAGTACCCTTATCAAATTTAGAGAAGAAATCTGAAAGTAAATCAAAGTTAGCCCATGAATTGATAACACCATTGTTAATGGCATGACTGCTTTCTGTCATACCGGTAATTGGTGCTTCATAGCCATCAAACACGTTTAATGCAGTATGCGGGTTTTCCATACGGGCTACAGCCTGCATAGATGCTTCCATAGACTGAACCAATAAAGGCATAGCACGTACACCCGGGTCAGTGAATGTGATAGCCTCAGTGCGGGTTACAGCTTTCTTACCGTTAACTTTAGTCATGGATTCAACATTCTTAGAAGTGGAATTTTCTTCAAAACCCATCTCACCAAGATAAATACCCTGACTGTTTTTAGCAGTATCAGTATTGTTTGCAGTAAGCACTGAATTAAAGATAGGAGCATACTCACTCAGTTCAAAGAAAATATCTTCTACCTGTTTGCGAGATAAGTCTTCATACTTACTCAGTTCTCCTGCTTCGCGCAGTTCTTTTGTTTTTTCTTCTACTCTCTCGTTAAACTTCTGCAAGAAGATTTCATGCATAAGGTTAGAAGCATAAACCATCATATTCGCACGTTTAATAATAGTACCAAATTTATCTTTAATTGCTCTATTAACGTACTTACCTAATCCCATAGATACATTAATTCTTACTGCACGAATTTGCTCCGGGGTAAAAGAAAATTCACTAACTTTTGTAATTTTAACTGGAGTTCCTACTTCAAAACTTTTAGTCTTAAATACAGTAAGAGGATTAATAGCCTGAACCATATTCTGCAACTCGGACAGAATCATTTTCTTCTGATTTACAGATACTGCATTCTTATACTGAAGATTTAAATCACTCAGTTTTTCATAGAAAGTATCAATAATACCCTTAGCAATTTTATTATTAATTGCTGTAGGGGAACCGGAATACACGGTAACAGTGATTGGATTCTTAAGCAAACCACGCTTAATATTCACATCAGTACCAGCATTCTCATTCTGAGTGAGTGTAATATCACCAACGAAATGAGATGCAGCTCTGATAATAGAAGCCTCATGCTCAACCAGAGCAATGTCAGATTCCAACATATATTTATTTTTGGTTCCCACCATTTTAGCTACTTCAGCTTTCCATTTAGGTAACTGATTTACCTTGTCGTAGAATGCTGTTAAAGCCTGCTGGGAAACTGTAGAAGTATCTTCATACAAATCAGTGAAACCCTTATTGGCTTCTTTGAATGAGTTGTATAACTGACCTTCTTCACCAAAGAACATTCCGCCTTTCTTCAAAAGATTAAGCTGATTCTGGCTTAAATCATTTAACCCTAACTGGATAATGGCGTTGAACGGGCCGTTAGTAATACCATCCAGTTCAAGGGTAAGATTTATAGGTACAAAAGTTTGACCAGACTGTTTAGCCAAATCGTAACGAGCCTGTGCATACAGACCATGCATTGATTTAGTTTTCTCTCCACCTAATTCAACTGCTTTCAGGATTGTCTGACGAATAGCATCATCAGCCTGACCATCATTAAGGATATACTTAATAGCATTGAGAGCAGGTTTAAAATCAGTAGCGAGCTTATCTGCTAACTGTTTTTCAGAAGTTTCTACAGATTGTTTATCAACTTTAATTCCAAGGCTTTGAGCCACTGCTAAATTAAAGAAGCGTTCATGCTCTATATTACCTACTTCCACCTGAGAAGGTGGCACAGTAACTAACTCACGATGCAGTTTAGTAGTCTGCGGGTTCCAGTCAGCACTGGATAAGTTCAGACGATAGTTAACACCTAAGTTATAAGCAAAACGTACTTTTGCTGTAGCAGGATCAATTCCCGCATTATTCATACGGTTCCACCCTGTATGCCAACGCTCAATATCATTCGCAACAGTACGATTATATCCTTCGACAGATTTCTCATGCTCTTTATTCAATCCTTCGATAGGCTTAATACCAAGCATATTTTCTACAAATGGTTCACCCATAATATCAAACAGGAAACTATTTAATTCAGTATTCACAACATGATGCTGTTCAGAAGCTTTACGACGAGATTTAGCCAATAATTCAGGAGCTTTCTGGAAGACTCCATTATGAATATTATTATCGGTATATCTTACTGGTTCGTTGAAAGCAGCAGTTTTCTTCTCTCTTTCAGGTACAGCCAATTCACCAAGAATATCATTGGAATCTTTCAACAGAGTGATAATGTCATTTACTGTCTGGTTATCAGCAACGTTAACAAATACACGAGTATTTTTACGATTATCCTCATTAACTAAAGTTGAACCAAGTGATTCAAGTTCACTATTGGAAATGTTAGTAATCTTAAACATGTCCATGTTAACGAGTGTATTGTAAGCATCTACTGCAATACCTTTGGATACTGCATCCACTACAGATTGTGGCGCATTTACATCAGGAGAGATTGCCAGAGTTTTCATAATATCTCTGGATAAATCGCTGAGAATATTATTACGGTCTGTACCAATTTCACCTAATGCTTCCCAATGTTCAGCAGTTGGTTCGGTTTTATTATCCAGACCGAGAATATCCATTACTGCACGAGAGTCATTATATTTGACGAGAGGAGCAGATTGACCAAACCAACGCAGAGCATTGAGCGCCATAGAATCGATAACATGTTGTGCAGGTGCATATACAGTTTCTCCGTTAATTTCACGAGGTACTGAAAAGTATTGAGTAGGATTAGAAGACCAGTAAATACGTTCACCTTCTTTAGGTAAACTATCTACGTTATCAAAGAATGTTTTACTGAATTTAGTTTTAAAATCTTCGTACTCTTTCAGTACAGAAATTTCGTGTTCTGTTACTTTGAGAGGATCAATATGATTTTTAACTAACTCACGCACATCAGTCAGAGGATTAGCTGAGTTCAATGCTTCAGATAATTTCTGACCAAAGTTTTCAGTATTAAATGCAAAGTTTTTATTCTGAGGTTTAAACCATTTTTTAACCTGATTAGTTGCCAGATATTTTTTATCGATATCAGATATTTTTGCATTAGCTTTTGTCTCAGGAACTACAGTTTCAGCAGGAATTTCCTGCATAACTTTTTCAGATACTTTGATATCTGTTTTGGTTCCCTCATTGGTAAGGGTAGCAATTTCGTTTTCTGTTTCTGCTACTGGTTCTGCTGTCTGTGTTTCTTCTTCTTTTGCAGGTACTGCTGTTTCTTCCTGTACGGCATCAGGAGCAGTTTTAATTTCTGCTTGTTCAGTTGCAGGGGCAGACTCTGTAGGCTTAACAGTAGCTTGCTTAGTCTGTTTTTCAGCATCTACGTAAATAGATTTAAGAGAAGCATAAGCATTAACTACAGCCTGAGCATCATTTTTCATAGATTCCAGTAATTTCTTACTGCGAACCGGATGTGCTGTCATAGCTGAACCATCAAGAGAACGATATGACTCACCGGTAATAGGGTTAGTAACCACTACAGGCTGATCACCACTCTGCATGCTATTCATTACAGATTCAAAAGTATCTGCTTTAGTCTGCATATGGTCTGCGAAACGTCCGAGACGATTAACCTGCTGTAATGCTACAGGTAAGTTACCAGAGTTAAGAGCTGAAATAGTTCTCTGCTGATATTCATTAATTCCGGTAAAACCATCTGAACCATTCAGAACATCATTGCTTACACCTTCAGTATTCTTCTTCATCTGAGATGCAATTTTTAATTGCTGAACCTGCGCAGGAGTTAATTTAATAGCATCTGCGTGAGTCAGTAATTTATCAATAATGCTGGCAGGTACTTTGGTAGCATCCAGATTAACCTGCTGAAGAATAGGGATAACAGATTTATATGTCTCAGGGGTGAAATCACCTGCATCCATTTTGGTATTAACTTCCTCAGCAACTTTAGTGATAGCAGCTTCGGACAATGACATACCGCTGAAAGATTTATTGATAAAATCTACCAGAGGACTAGCCATAATTTGAGAGAATGCATCAATACCAGCCTGATACTGTGCTTTCTGTGCATCATCAGTAGCTGAATTATATGCGTCTGTGTATGCATCAACATAAGCCTGATAAGTATCTACAGCAATCTTACCGGCAATAATCATGTCACGTTTGGTTGTAGCATCATTTTCAGAAGATTTAATACCATTGATAACACGAGTAAGTACATCAGCAGGAGCATCAGTATTGATATCTAAATTCTTGAAAGTCTCTTTGGCTTTCTCAGTATGAACCAATGAATCAACAGGTACTGGCTCAGAAACTTTATTTTCTTCAGGAACAAATTGTTGTGCCTGTTTAGCAGCTTCATTTAATTCAGTAGCCTGTTTCTCTTGTCGTTTGGTTCCCGCTTCTCCGGCACGTTTATTAAGTTGATTGGCTACTACATTCATACCGGCAGTAACAGTATTCTGAGCACCGGAACCAATAACAGGAATAGCATGCGCACCGGATACAGTTGCACCCATACCCAAGCCTGCAATTAATCCCTGAGCACCTGATTGACCTAAACCATCAGTAAGAGATTTATTTTTATCAGCAGTCTGCACACCAACGTTAGAAGCAAACTGACCTGTAACGCCCTGACCTAATTCTTCAGTACCTTCTTTAACGATACCACCAACTTTTGCACGGACACCTTGCAATGAACCTCTGTTCAGAGCATTGCCTTCAAAATTAGCAGCACCGGTTAATTTAGATACAAGCATACCTGAAGCACCGGCAATTAATGCGGTCTTATCCGTAGCTAATCCAATTACTCGTTGTTTAGCAATTTCAGGGGAGTTACCAGCATCAATGAAATCACGATAAGCTTCTGAATTTTTCATCAGATCTTCATGACTCATTTTAAAAATTTCATCACGAGCCTGATCAGCATTTGAGAAGCCTTCGGTTAAACCAATATAACCTAATGCTGCTTTCTCGGATGCTTTCATTAATTCTTTCTTACCAACTTCTGTAGCCAGATACTCAGCAGCTTTTTCTTTACCTAAATTCTGAGTAATACCTTTTACAGTAGTTTTGAGTGCAATCTTACCTACCGCACCAGCAGTAAGCAGATCAGGTGCAGATTCAGCGGTATCAGTTAATGCAGCAACAGGGTTATCAGTATAGTTACCTAAAGTATCAAAAAATTGCTGTGCCTGATTAATAGCTTCAGAGAAACCAGCATTCATACCAGAATTGATACGATCTTTACTTTCTTTCTCACGTAATTTTTTGGATTCTTCATTATCCATTTCCTGACGTTTTTGTTGGAACTGTGCAACATCAGAATAATTTTCTTTACGGTCTTCTACCCACTGAGCTAATTTCTGAGTAGCTCCATCTTTAGTCTGGTCTAAACCACCATAACCTAATGCATCAATAACCGCATCTTCACCACCATCAATGACAGAGGCTACATCACGCAGTACTTCGTTAGCTGTACGGTCTAACATATCTACTAAGCCAAGACCCATACGACCAGTCTGACCAGCCCAAACAGTAGCAGCGTTAGCAACGTCACCAGCAGCTTCACCTAAATTATATGGGATATTATCCATACGATTGGTTTCTGCTTCCTGAAGTGCATTGACGCGTTTTAAATCGGTACTGTCTGTACCATATACAGAATCAAACGTATTAGCAGGCATACCTGTCAGATATTCTGAGAATTGATTAGCAGGAGTAGGCTGCTCTGGCTGAACCAAATTACCCTGATTATCAGTTACAGGAATATCATTAACAATTGCAGGAGTCTCTACAGTAGGTTGCGGTACGGTCAACTGAAGTAACTCATTCTCTTTGTTATTAAAAATAGTATCCATAGATTCTCTTTTCTGAGAACCTGCATACTCAAGCATGCCCTGCTTTGTGTTCTGTACTGCCTCATTTCTTTTGAGGTAGTCTTCAAAAGGATTAGCCATTTTATCCCCTGTTAAAAATGAAAAAAGGTTTGTTGATATCTTACATTTAAAATGAAGAACCAACAAACCTAATATATAGCTTAAAGTGTAATTACTGTGTACTTTTCAGAAGAAATCTTACTGCATCATTAATTTCTTCTACAGGATACCTTCCCTGATTGTAATCGCTGTAATTAGGAACCGGTACATTAACAGGCTGGATAGGCTGACCTGTATACATACTGCGACGAACTTCTAACGTAGCATTACGTTTGGCATCCTCCAGTTTACGTATATCGGTACTGAATCGTTTATTGTTGATATTTTCCAACTCTTTAATACGGTTCATGGTTGCAGGATTAGACTGGATATCCTTAGCCTGTTTAGCTTGCTGTACTGCCAAATCCTTATCTATTTTAATAACATCATTACCAAAGTAGATACCGCCCTGTTGAGCAGAGTTTTTAAGGATATGGCTCACACCGTCAAGTGATAAGTTAGGATTTTCTTTTAATACAGCTTCAGCAGCATTACGAATATCTGCTTTGTCGTTATCAAAGATTCCTTCATTAAACAAACCATTGATTAAATCACCTTTGGTTTTGATATCAGAATTTTTACCACCTAAGTTAACCGCTTCATAGGCAGAGCTTGATACACCAAGTGTATTCAAATCTTTCTTGAGTTGGTTATCTTTAGCAGTACTTAAATCATCAATCATACCTTCGATTGGTTTAATTACCTGTTCATATGCCTGAGCAGGAATATCCATATTTTTAGCAAACAGATTCTCTACATCGCCAATCTTACTGGTAGCATCTTTTGCATCAATACCATACTGATTAGCAACTTTAAGAAATTCACTTTTACGCTCATTAGGATCACGACCGGCAGCAATATCCTGATTCCATCGTTCCTGCACATATTGACCAAATGCATCAGTTTTAGCACTTTTCATAGCACTGGCAGAAGGAGAATCTTTTTTATTTGAAGCAGCACGAGCCAATGCCAAACGCTGATTATCTAATGCAAACTGTCTGTCCTGATTTCGTTGGTTCATGAACATAGAAGCCAAATCAGTAGAGCCAGTTAGCTTATCGCTATTTGCAGCATACACATTAGCAGCAGACTGCATATCACCAGCAGCAATATATTTAAGAATCTCATCACGTAAAGGTTGTGCAGCCTGTTCACGTTGAGCCTGAGCAAGAGATAACTCACCTGACTCATCACGTATCAGATCACCTCTGCGGGCTGATAACTGTTTAGCTATGGCATTGGTATCTACAGCAGCTCCAAACCGTTCCTGAAGCTGTTCAGGGCTAAATTGACCTGATTGTACAGCAGCATCATAATCACCCAATGAACCAAGTGAAACTAACTGGTTAATTGCATTACCGGTATTTCTTTCTTTCTGGGTATTAAAATTAATATTCTGCATGTCACGATACTGACCGAGAGTATTATTTATTGTACCCATACCGAGATTAATAAGATTAGCACCTGATTCCTGCAATCGTGCTACAGGAGTAAAATCAGGAGTATTAATATTACGCCAAGTAATTTCAGCCATTTACATTACTCCTTCAGTCCACGTTTATCCATTTCACGTTGGATATCTTCTTCTTTACCCTGGTAGTCTGAAGTACGTCCACGCAGACGATCTTCCATGCGGGTATTATACTCTTTGATTTGGTTGGCTAAGTTTTGCTGATAAGCCTGCTTAGTAAAATTAAGCTGATCTTTTGCTAAACCTAAATTCTGCATACCTAACCAAGTCTGACCGATACCGGTTGCAGCACCCATAATTCCGGGAATAATACCTAATGATTGGTTTCCTGTAGCAGCATCAGTTCCACCAAATAAACTCATTTGAGTTTCCTGATCTAAACCGATGTTATTAAGAAAACCATTAATAAATCCACCTCCGCCAGCAGGGGCAGCAGCACCAATAGCTGAACCAGAAGAAGGAGTAAAATTACCACGTTGCAGAAACTCAGGTAAGAATCCTGATTGTGCCTGCGGTTGAAACATAGTCGGGCTGAATTGTTGAGACGTCTTGCTAAAATCAATCATATGCACCTCTTATAAATTGGTTCCTTTAGGCAATGTTAAAGCATTGCGTACATAACTGCTAACAAAGTCCACGCTAAGTGTACCAGCATTATTTAATAAAGTTCTCTCATAAAAAGCATTAGGGTCTTCAAATAAATTAAAATATGCACTTCTTGCTATGGAACTTATATCTATATCTTTGGTTCCGGAGAATGCTTTCATTGCTTCTTCTAATTCTTTCTGACGATCTTCAAAATAACCAGCAGTAGCAATAGCATCATCCTGTATTTTACTTAACTCTTTATTTATGTAGTTATCAGCACCTTTAGTAACAGCCGGCACAATGCCTAACATTTCGTCTGCCCATGGTAAGCCTTGTTGAGCACCACCCATCTGCATTGCATAACTTGCAGCAGCATATACAGCCATTGCTAAAATTATACCAAAGATTCCGTCTAAACCTATAATGTCGATTAAATATTGAACACCTACTGTTACACCTACTGAAACCAATACAGAAGTACCAATAAATTCAGCAGCAGCCATAGCAGCAGAAGTACCGGCTGCGGCAGCACCTGCCATAGCACCCTGTAAACCAGCTACAAATTGATATCCTCCGTATACTGCGATAACAATAGTTACTACAATTGTAACCATCTGGAAAAATCCGGACTGATACCATTTACCAACAATCTCATCATATGAGTTAAATATGATATGAAGGCAATCAAAAGTCATTTGAGTGAACTTTACTAATCCCATCGAGTGAACAACATCTTCACTTAGTGGAATAAGGAAAGATTCATTTTTCATATCATCCAGTACTTTCCAGCCGGAAGTATTTACTGAGTGTCCTTTATATACATGGTTAGAGTAATCTAAGCCACATACCTCTACTTCCTCATACTGAGTTTCAGATATCTGTTTACGAAAATAAATAACAGATACGTCAGCATCCAGTACCAGAGATTCATTAGGAGGTCTGGTTCCCCATTTAGGATCAGAAGGTGGCTTAAGTTGTATAGTCTGAGATTTACCTTTCTCTCTTGTAACAGTACCTATTGAACCAATAGAACCAGTAACAGTAATTATTGAAGCGTATTGATATGAAATAGTTACATTGTATGGTTCCTGCCGTAATGATAAACGGTTAACAGGTGGTGGAATAGGAACCTCGTTAAGTTCACTTTCCGGATTATAATTTTCTAATTCTTTCAGATACTGAAGATATGCAACTTTATCTGAAGGAGATTGTTTAGCCAGATATTTAAAGTACTCAAACAAGTATCTGATACTGTCCGGATATTTAGAATTAAGTGAGACACCAAATACAAAAAATGCATGGTCTACTTTATCGATATCAGGGTTAGCATTAATTTTTTCACCAATGTCACCTATCTTTAAACCAATCTTTTTGAGTATAGCTTTACTGCCCTTATACACATCAGCAGGAATTTTAGTAGGGTCTGTATAATCTGTACCATACAGACGTAAAGGAACAACCGGATAGTAAGGTGAACTTCCGGTAATATCGTTTTTTATGGAATCTAGTTCAGGATAAGTACCAGAACCAGCAATATAAAAGAAATAATGCTTAGATGATAACTTAGACATAGTTGTTTTAGTTACAATCTTTGTAACTTTGCTATCATCAGGATTAGTTGTAATTGTGGTAGTTATTTCTTTAGTAGTTAATTCAATAAATGAACCAATAACAATAGAAGTTGAAGTAGTTTTAGTTCCTTCTATATCGCCTTCTTCAAACGGTCTTTCTTCAGTAGAAGTTGTAGGAGGAAGTGATGTACCGGTACGGTATACAACCATGTAATAATCAGCCATCCAATCTATATCAAAAGTTTTCTTTTCTTCTTTTACTACTGTTTCACCTTCTACAAATTTAATAGTTACTTCACCAAAAATATCTACATCGTAGGTAATAGTAGCGTTATTACTAACACCTGAAGGTGGGTTAAAAGAACCTAAATCTTCATCCCAATTGTAGGTATTAGTTAAGTATTCTTCCACCCAGTACGAAACATCAGGTACGCCATAGTTAGCAATACCAAGTGATATAGTTTTATCAGGATGAAGTGTTTTAAGAACTTTTATAACTTCATCCTGATTAGGTACACCATAGGATATGGTTCCATCAGGTAAGCCGAGCACATAATGATCACGCCCATATTTATAAGCATTGCGAGCTTTTATGCCCATACCATGCAAATAAGAATAGGATAATGTACCTGCTATATCACGGCTGTTCATAACAGATTCTGTGATTGTTTTTCGCAGGTAATTTGTCTGTTCATCGTCTCCTGCTAAGTTAACAGTAGTAGACGAAACAACAATTTGTTTTGGTCTGCTAAATAGTCCCATAAAAATAAAGGGAGCATATAGCTCCCTCTCCTTAGTTAATTGGTTCAGATAACTGAGTTCTCTTTATCAACTTTAATCCATGTATTGCTGATATATTCCTCAAGTTTCTGTGTATCCATACCGTTAGGTAATGGAGTACCTTCATCAACTGTTTTACGGGTAATCCACGTATCAGTCATAATCTTAAGGAATTTAGATTCAGCATCACGCTGGAAACCTAATCGCTGTTGTTCGTAAAGTTTAATCTGAGAACCAACTAAACCAGAAACAGGTTTATCATCAATCTTACCTTGAGTCTGAGCTTTTTCAGTATCAACTTTTTGCCAGATAAGAGCAATCTGTGCATCATGTAATTGACCTTGTTTTTTCTCATTCTCAATCTGGATTGCTTTTAAAGCTAATTCCTGTTCAGCTAATTCAATCTGCTTTTTAGCAAGTTCGTTAGCCAACCATGCTTTATCACGTTCCAGTAAAAACATTACAGATTGTTGAAGTACTTCACTTAGGGAACCAAGATAAACCGTTGCAAACTGATCTCCAACAATTCGGTTCTTATCGTACTGGTCTTCTAAGTGAGCAGTAACGGTACGCATCAATTTATCAAACGTACCATTACCATCTAATTTCTGTTCAGTCAGGTCTTCATCAGTAAGCTTACGGACAACAATAGTAGTATTGGAATCTTCTGGCTTAATGATATCAACCATTATTAGTTACCACCGATACGCTGTTCAGCACTTTGCTCTTTAGCCAGTGCTTTAAGTTCATCTTCTGTTAATGCAGGTAGAATCTCGACATGAAATTCAGGAACCAATTGGAAAGTAGTGGTATCAATACCATTTACTTTAGCCGGAATAGCTACTGAATGTTTCTTGCCAATGAGGGCATTAACAATAATCTGCGGAACGTGATAACCATTCTCATAGAATTTAGGATCAAACGGAATGAACTTTTTATAGAAACCAACAACACTGTTTCCTACAGAAATAATTTCGCCAGTCATTTGACGCTTATCCTGATTCATGAGAGTAATACGAACACGCACAAGCTTCTCAGCATCCATCTTATTTTTTACTACGAAACCTTGCGTATTTACTTCTGGTTCGCCTTTGCTCTTTTCTGCTAATTCTGCACGATGTTCTTCAATACGTTTTTGCAGAGTCTCATTAGAGATATTAGGAGAGAATGAAATACCTAATGTGGTAGCTTCTGCACGTAATGCTTCACGCATTGCTTCTTCTGAAATTTGAGTCTGATCTGTCATTTTTAATTCCTCAAGATATAAAAAAAAGGGAAGTATCTCTACTTCCCCTTATTAAACGTCATTTATTACATTGGGGCAACTGTTTTAATAACTGCCAGACGCTCTGTACGCTCAGGCAGGAAACCATACCACCATTTAATAGAGCAGAAGCCCATTTCACCGTATGGGTCAGTACGGTCAGCAGTTTCCATACCCGGCAGTTTAGAAATAATGCTAAACTTAGATTTCTCGCCAGAGTAGAAGAAACCAATAGTACTGAAGGATTCGGCACCTACAACCAGCAGAGGATAAATATCATACTTGCTGTTAGTAGAATGCATAGGAGTAGTAGCAGCTCCAGTTACAGCAGCGCCAGCACCTTCCCATTTCAGCATTTCAGGTGGAGTAACAATACGGAACATACCAACTGTACCGACTTCGTGCTCCATGATAGTACCAGCATCACCATACTGTTCCACCGGAATCCACGCATCTTTCTTAGTATAGTTCTGCATGCTCATGAAATGCGGAAGCATATCAGAAGAAGCATACATGACATAACCTTTAGAAATGGTTCGGGTATCAATCATACGTGAACCATAGATGTACTGTGTCTGCTGCGGAGTACGGTTATCTTTCAGTACCAGATACAGCTTCATCAGATCATCAAAAGAAACCAGAGATGGAGTAGCACCTTCACCAGTTACTTCAGAGTCTTTAGTAGCAGCACCTGCATACATGACAACACCAGCACCATTCAGTAGATCAATTTGAAGCTGTGCTTCATACATCTGAGCAGCACCCTGAATTGCTTCACGACGCATATGCTGATGAAGTTCTGCATCAGAGTCAAAATCCATGGATTCACGGGAGAATTCATAGAAGAAACCCATCTTATGCATGGAGCCTTCAATAACTTTACGGGTGAAACCAACACGGTTAACACGACCACCGGTTTCAGACAGGGTAGGCAGTTTGCTTGAGATAGTACCTACGTCACGACTTGAACCATAGATATTACCATTAGCGTACTGTGCGCCTTTAGCATCAATACCCTGATCGTTGACGTTCAGATCGCTCAGTAAAGGCATATAGTGATAAGCCTTAATAGTCTTACCAAAATGCTTAGGCATGTTACGGACGTTAGCTAAACGGGAAAATACAATATCTTTCTCAGCATCGATAAGTGATTTTCGATCCCATTGATATGTATTCATCTGTGGCCCGATAGTAGAAGGAGTACTTTCGGGCTTATTATATAAATGACCTGCTACAGTATTCTCAGCCATAATTTTTCCTATTATTTAAATTTACCAGCAGCTTTAAGAAATTCTTCATCCGACATGCCAACTACTTCTTCTAAAGCAACTTCATCTTTTACTACAGTTGGAGCTTGTTTAGTTGGAGCAGCAGCTTTACGTTTGTCGTTTAAAGATTGATTTTTTTCAACTTTACTTGGTGCAGGCTGTCGAGCAATAGGCTGTTGTCCTGTGACCGGCTGAGAATTCTCAGTACCTAACAGATTTTGCTGTTGCATGTATGACAGAACCATGCCGTAAGCTTGAATCATTGGAACGTTGTTTAAACTTGGATTACCCAAAGTTTTTTCACGACGAACCATATTCATAACTTTATCAAAAATACCAGATTCTTTCATTTTAGCAATGTCAGTAATTAAAGCAGGTTTCTCTGCAATAATACCTGCACTGTCTTGCCATTCAGAATCTTTGGCAATCATATTAATTGTTTCTAAACCTTTTGGCAATGCAGAAACAGAATCTAATGTTTCTTTGAGTTCAATTTGTTTATCTGATACTTGGTAATCTTTAGCTTTATATTCAGTTGAACCATCTAAATTTAAATCCAAAGGGTCAATGCCAGAATCAGAAATAAGTTTAGCAATAGCTTCTTTATTTCCTTTACGGCATTCAATCATCAGGTTTAATACATCAGGATCAGTTAAGCCTTGCTCTTTTAAAGTTTCAAACACTTTCTGAGCAGGTTTAATTTGCTGCATCTTATGTTCATAGTTAGCACCTTTCTGCATAAGACGTACAGCTTCTTCAGGAGTATTAACCTGCATATCATGACCATTTGCTTTAAATGGTTTAGATATTAGACTCCAATCAATTTCAGGTTCATTGGATTCTTCAGGTTTATTATCTTCCTGTTCTTCTTCGTTTTCCTGTTCCGGTTTATTTTCTTCTTCAGTAGTAACAGGTTTTTCTTCCTGATTATCTAATTCCGGTTCAGGTTTAATTTCCGGTTCCTGCGGTTCAGCAGGATTGTTTTCTGGCTCAGATTCAGGAGTTTCTTTCTCAGGTTCCTCAATAGGTAATGCCCCATCATTTGACGGGGCAAAACTTGGAACACTGGAAAAAGATGCATTAGCAAAATCTGCGTCAGACATATTTTCAATATTTTCCAGTGTCATTTATTAATCCTCTGCGCGAGCTTCTTCTAAAGCATTATCAATGCTACCGATAGTAGTTTCAGCATACTGACCGGCAGTTATGAATTCATCCAGCATTACTTGAATATAACCGATAGCTTGCATACGTTCTTTAGCGCGTTCTTTAACTTCTGCCGGAGCAGCAGGAGAAACAGATACACGGTTCAGACGGCTAACTGTTTCTGAGAATAAATTATCTTCAAAGATTTCTTTGAATAAACGATTAGAACGCAGCTTCTGAACTTTTTCAGCAAATGCAATATCTTCGTGTGCTTTTGCTTTCTGTGCTTCTAAATCTTGAATTTCATTTACATCAGCCATTACTTGTGTCCTCAACTGAGATTGGTTTAAAACTATTATTGGCACTATTGCCGTTCGCAAATTTAGATTTAAGCAGAGCATCTAAAACTTTAGTTTTTGCCTGAGCTTTAGATTGTTCAGCACGTAATTCTTTCTCTCGTGCTTGCTTAACCCCTGATTCTTGTTCTATGAAGTCTAAATCAGTTTTATCTTTTTGTGAAGTGGCTAAACTACCTCTTTGTAAATAATATGCCTCTCTTGCAGCACTTTCTTTAATTTCTTGCTGTAATTTTGCCAATTCGAGCTGTTTTTTCTGTTCTTCTAAAGGATCAGGCGTTGGCTCAAATTCTTTAATCATCTGTGCAACATCAGGCATTTTGTTCAATCTTGAAATTTCAGTAAGCAATACTTTTGTAATTTCAAACGGAATTGTATTACCGATGGTCTGAACCAAAAAAGCTAATTGGTTAGACTTCTGCTGTTCTGCTTCAGGTGTAGAGATATCTACTTTTAAATCAAAATCTCCTGCCAGAGCTTCACGTTTAACATGTACGAATGCATCGTTAGTAATACGTATGATTTCCTCATCGGTAAGGAATTCCTGATTCATGGCAATAATCATACGGCCTAAATCTACCATACCTTTTTTCAGTCTACGCAGAATAGACATCTCACGTTTAGATGATGCATCCAATACACCTCTGATACCGGCTGCAACGTCACCTAATGAACCAGAACTAATACCTTCAGAGAATGCCTTAACTCCGGATAAAGACTCTGCTTCGTTATTCTGCTGCTGAATTAAGCCTGGAATAATAGAAGGTACTTCAGGTGTAGTCACAGTACGTATAGCTTCAGCTAATGGTACGTTAAGAGGGTTAGATTGAGCATCCTCACCAGCCATAAATTTACGGTAGTTAACAGGGTCAAATACATCTTTACGTATAATGTTTTGTCCGTTAGCTGAACGTGCAACCAGATCAATCATAGCTCGTGTAGAAGCACCAATAATAGCTTGGTTATCATAGATTAATTCAGCGTCTGGTTCACCGTATACAGAGCTATCCATAGGCAGATATGGGATAACTACAAATGGTGGTTTACCATGTGGATATGGGTTCTCGCTACAACGAATTTTAACATCACCTACGTAAGCAACTACGATAGGGGTCAGTACGCCTGAATCATCTATATCATAATATCCCCAATACTCTGTAACGTTAAAACGTTTACGGGATTTACCAGAGATGTTGTAATCAGTAGGAGTACTGGTTTTAATTTCATCGTCAGAAATGGAAGGAATTAACTCATCACTATCTTTAACAGTTAACTTATCCAGATTTTTATAGTTACCTGATTTTTTAAGTTCAGCTATAGATGTCTCAAAACGATGAATAACAAAAGTAGCTTTATCCATATCACCCTGACAGGAAGGATCAATATAAACGTTTTCAATATTGAGTACTTCCACATATGGTTGATTCTGTAATACTTTGGTTTCTGTTACCTTTTCCATTTCACCAGTTTCAACTGCACGTACAGCGAAACCTTGTTCCAAGGTCATTTCTACAGAAGCTTTAACTGTATCAGGTAAATCATTAAACATGTTTGGATTACTTTCTTTCAGTTCTATAGCTTTAGAAATGAATTCCGTAAACTCCAAATCATCACGTAAATCGTGATATTCATATACAGGTACTTCAGTCTGAATTTCTTTATAAGAATATATCCATGAAGCTTTAGCAATTGCTGTACCTTCCCTACATAACTTACGAACCAATGAATCAATCAGATTCACTTTATTTAGTTTGTTATTGTATTGAAAGTTTAACAACATACCGTTTTGATATGCAGCTTCTCTGTCTTCCCATGTACGAGGCTCAACCATATAAATATCATCAGTAGACAGGAATGGTTCTGACAATGCAGCAGATCTCCATTCAGCCTGTTTACGGATTGTCTTTGGCTGTACTGATGAATGACCTTTTCTTTTAACCGGTTTAGCTTTTCCGCGAACAAAATATTGATCTGACCATTCAGCAACTTTAGATATATGCTCTCTTTGAGTTCCTGATATTGAATCAAAATCTTTCTGCAAATCGGAAATTGATGGCTCATTCTTCCAATTCGTTAATTTATCATCTCTGCTTATTGTGTCCATGTGCTTTCCCATGAATTAGTAATATTAAAGGTTACTATGTTTTATCATATCAAATGATATACAATTAATCCGAATTTTAAAATTTTAGATAGGATTTTTTATGATAACAATAGCTGTGTTAACTACAAGGGGATGATTCCATGAGTACAGCCCAACAAGCAACATCTATAGTTGCAGGATCTCTATCAGGTGTTGCAGCAGAAAAAATCTTTCCTTATGTTTCATCCCTTGAACCAAGTGTAATACTCGGTGCATTTATGGGAGCTACTATATACGCTTTGAGTAGTAAACCAATAGGAAAAAAGAAACAGATCATATTCTTCCTATTTTCTTTTGTAATGGGAGTGTCTAGTCTGTCTAAGGTTGCAGCAGATGTTTTATCTGAAGTGGTAGGGATTTTCCTGCCTAACCTTAATGTGCAATTCGATACATGGATAGGAGCTTTAGTAGCGTCTGCCTGCGCAATTCATATACTCTTATGGCTCATGAACAGAGCTAAGAATGTTGATAGCAAAGGAGATTCAGCATGAGCATACTATACAATATCGCACCATTATCATTATTGAATGCGATAATATGTCTGCTTATATGTTATCGCATTTCTACATATACCAGAGATACAAGTCAACTATTCAGGATGAACATTTCCTTGTTCGCATGGTTGATAAATGGTGCATCCTTCTATATTGCCATACGTATTTTTTATGGCGTATACGTTACTACCGATCCTTCAGAAGTAATTCTTAATGCAGCCATCTGTATAGCTCTGTTTGCTAAGAAAGGAAACATTGCTCGCATCATTGATTGGAGGCATAAGTAATGAAAACTTTAATTGCATATGCAGTAGCAGGTATTGTTGTTTTTGGTTCAGGTTATGCAGCCGGTAAGTTTGTAGCCGATGCGAACCATACTGAAGAAATGAACCAACTATTAACTAAACACAATAAAGCACTGCAAGCAGAAGCAGATAAAGCTGATGAAGAACGTAGAAATCATAATAAGGTATCCCAAGAATTAGATGAGCTTAATGCTCGCTACTCAAAAGATATGCAGGAAAAAGATAATGAAGCTACTAAACTTAAGTCTGATATCATTGCTGGTTCTAAGCGGGTGCAGTTCTTATCAAGAGAGCTTACCAACGCCGAGAGAGCCAATCAAAGTGCCTCAGCCTGCACCGTGGGCATTAGTGAAATCGAATTCCCTAAATCTGTTCAACTCGATATTTCAGATCTCCACCAGTCCATTGAAGACGACGACAGAAAAATAAATTATTGGATAAACTATTCAAGAATGCTTTGGTTAAAGTTATATAATGAAAAAGCCCCTTTTTAAGGGGCTTTATTTTTATATAGTTAGTAGCAACTTACTAGAACTACCTAGCAAGTTGCTATCTGGTTACAATTACTTATTGGTACACACAATCTCTACATTAAACTCAACACCATCTGGCAAGGAACTGATAGCAATTGGAGCCATAGTGGTCATATCGATCAGGTACAAATATGCAGCACCTGTTGATACGCCAGACTGGTTGTAGAATGGTACAAGCTGATACTTATAGCCACTTGCTTGGTTAAGGCTCTGGGTGAAGATATAAGGATGCCAGTTACCAGAACCGGGTGTGTAGTTAATCTTAAGAGCAAAGCCACTATCAAAAGGCTCTACGCTTTGCACACCCTGCGGTGAGTATGGGTTTGTATTGACTACGAAAGATCCATTACGCTTAGTCAAGCGGCAGATACGACGAAGGCCAATAGCATTGGTTTCCTGCGACTGAAATTTAGGCATTATGACGTTACTCAGATTACCTAAATCAATCTCTTTAGGTTTGATGTTAGTCTCAAGAATGTTGTCACGCCCATCAGCACCACGAATGCTTGCAAGGTACTGACCTTGCTCACCGTAATAGCTGTAATCCCACACAAAATGCTTGAAGTGGTTCATACCACCACCATCTACCTGAATAGCCCATTTGCTTGTAGCCGACCACTGTTGGATAGAGTCAAACTCAAGCTGTCCTAACTGTGTATAGTATGGGTACTGACCAGCAACTTTAGGGACACATTTAACTGTAATACCATAATCAGCCATGATGATGTTATTCTTAAAGCTGCAAGCAGTCATCCAGTTAGTAGCCTCTGTGTAAGTAGCATCATCTGTAGGCTCATATGCTTCAATGTATAGGCCGTATTTACCATACTCAAGACTTAATCCATCAAAGCGACACCAGCATATTGAGTTACTACGCTTAATAGGGTTATTGGTACCATCACGTACGTTATCAAGACGTATACGTAATGAAGTACCTAGACGTTCATTATAGTTAGGAAGAAGTTTTACATTCTCAATGGTTAAGTTGCGCAAGTTATTCTTACCAAGTACAAGAGCAACGTTATGATCCCAGCCCATTAGTTGTGAATCGACAGCTATACGCCCACCACCACGCTTGTCGCTACGGAAGTAGATGTTATCTGTCTCAAATACAAACATATCATCACGCAACGATCTGTTAATAATTTGTGAACCAGATTTAAACAAAAAGTTCTTTTTAACATTTATTTTAGTATTGCAATCATAAGAACCGGCTGGAATTACAATTACATTAACTAAACTTTCATTCTGGAGATCTGCAAGTAATTGACCTATATCTGAACCAAATACTGCCCCTACAGTTCTTATATCTATGCTACCATCTGTAATTCTTTTTGCAGTCAGGGTATCATTAATACTAACATCTAATAAAGTTGCTGTAGCATTAGTTACATAATACTGTGCTGCACCACCGTCATTAATTGAATTGAATCCAGAAGTTATTACAAACGTACCTTCAGTAAAACTACCTGATTTTATATGCGCAGCTGTGTCTACATATACAGTGTTAGTACCACCGCTTTCAGTGTTTATATTAACCCACTTATTAAGTGCTTCTCCGCCTGTTGATGCAATTGTAGAATTAGGTGGTACAACTTTATTCAATTCACCATTCCAGCGATACAGACTTTTTTCAAAAGAAACAACCTGTGTCTTATCAGTTAATGTAAAACCTTTTGAAAAGGTTACATTATACAGAATGTGGTAATTACCGAATTTTAAATTATGTTCAGTAAGGTCTAATGTTTCTTTATCTGTAGTTAAAACAGGAGCAGAAAATGTAAAAATCTCTGAACCAATTAATTCGGGTAATAACCAGAATGTAGAAGTCTTGTTATCATAAATGCCTTTGACATTTAATAATTTGGTTCCTGCTTTAGCATATACCACTTCACTGTCATGAAGTCCGAATGAACGAGCTAAAGATAGCATATTAGTAGTATGTGCAGTTGAACCGCGAGTTTGATCAAATAATTTTTTCATTGAATTTCCTCAACACCTAAATTGCCATTTTCTATTTTTAATTTATAGGATTTTAATGTAACTGAATCTTTTAAAATTATGTCATGTTTATTTAGTTCAATCCAAAGACCTAACGGATTTAAATAATTGAATATACCTCCATCAGTATTAATCTGATCTGCGGCTACAGTATTTTCATTGATGTGTTTAGGATATACACCAATCCACTGATACCATTTTTTAGAAACACTGTCATAAATGTGATCATTAATGGTACGCAAAGTTGCACCGCCTTTGAAAGTGTACCCAGACATTACATTAGGCAGCAGTAATGAATGCACATCTCCACCAATCTGAATAACTACAAAGTCATTTTCTTTTACTGGTTCACGAAGCTGTACTAACCCTTCGCTGTTCCACGTAAAATGATACTGAGGTTCTTTACGCAATCCATTAATAAATACTGCTACAACAGTTTTAAAGTTGTATGGCGGACGGAATGTTTGCTCACCACCGTTTGCTTTACCGTTATTGTAAACCCAGTTGAAATATTTAAAATTATCCACATTAGGTGTTTCAGGATCAGCCGGTAAACCAGACAACATAGCAATAACAGTATCACCTTCTTCCAAAGGTTGAGCTAAACGGATGGTCTGGCTTAACTCATCATATTCAAAACCTAAACGAGGGTACTGATAATTACCATTTACATAAATACAGGTAACAGCCGCAGTCTGCTCAGGAACAATAATAGATTCCTCTCCACCTTGTGCAGAACCATTATTGTACACCCATGCAATATCACGAGAACCATCACCGCCTGTACCGGCAGAGGATGTTCCAACTTTAATCCATGAACCAGAATACTGAATGCCATTAGGTTTGATGCCACTTTCATCATTATCAATGAAAGCATAATCGACGTATCGCTTCTCTAAACCATCCAGTTCATAAATACGGGCAAAGCGTACCTGTTTAGCATCGATATTTTTAAGCTGCTCTACAGATTCAACACAGGCCAACATATTATATTGGGTAAGCATGTCATAGATTGTTTTGATGTAGTGCATGTTATCGGCAACAAACTTAACAGTCTGATAAGCAGTACCGATAAATTTCTGCACTAAACCTGCATTACCACAATCATGCGGGTAGTTATTCATCATTATAGCCATCCTCGTATTTCGGATTTAATATTAGTGTCGTCTTGGTGTTCGTTGTTCAAATTACGCTGTTCAACTTGTTCACAAGAGTTCTCATATCTTGCCATAAACTCCTGAGCTTTGGCAGATAATATTTGATTATTCATGTTAGAAAACAAACGTGCAGCAACATAAAAAGATAATGCCTCTAACAAGTATGCAGGCAGATCTATATTAGTTGTATCTGGATTTGCATCTAATGGAATCTTTTTCTGATTAGCCAGATAGGTAACAAAAATTACGTTACCATCTACAGGCTGTAAAATCTGAATACCATTATGTCCAACTTTTTTAAGTGAACAGTGGAATGAGTTATCATTAAAATTTAATTCATTACCGATCTCATTATGAACTTTATGAATACGTAAAACATCATCATCAAAAGGTTCATACGGAGAATCAATAATGTATTTAATTGGTTCATCACTGTCAGAAGATTGTGCATACTTGCCATCTAAAATGTATGTGCCAATCTGTTCATGCATTTCAATAACTACAGATTTCTCATGTAGCATAAAGCGACTACATAAATCAGTAATACCATAATTAATATGAGAAATTACTGTAGGTATGTGCTTATCTTTAATGGTTCCTGAACCACTATCACCGATAGAAGTATTGGATAATTCACCATAAGATAAGTTTGATAAAAACTCTCTTAGTTTCATTTGGTTCCCTTATACAAGGTAGTTGTCCATAGGAGATGAAAGATCTTCATAAGAATCTTCCGTATAATATCTTCCGGCTGTTCCTACATTAGGATTATAACTTACTCCGTCAAATGGTTTAACAGGATTCATTAACGGAAGCATAGAAATTGTATCGATACAGTCGTCATGTTTTGATTTAAACCCGCCAACCATAGCCATAGACAATTCTTCCAACATTTCTACCATCAGTGGAGTATCTTTCATTTCGATAGGGAAATGAATCTTACCTAATTTAAATAATGGCAATGCCATTAAGAAACGAGTCATTTTATCAGAAGCAGGGCGAATACCTGGCTGTTTGCTATTATTCGATGAAGCGAGTTGAAACCATATACTACGGAGCATCATCTCTCTCTGTATTAGTGATATAAACCCTGCCTGCTGACCGGATACTTCCACACCGGCAGACTGCACATTATATGCTGGAACCAATCTGAATAACTCATCAAACGCCACATCGATAGTAGCTTTGGCACACCAACCATCTACCAGATACCAATCTCCTTGTGAGCTATACGCCCACACTGGTATAACGGAAAAGTCGTTTACCTGTTTACCACCTACAGAGAAGTCAGAAGTGCTATAGAAAGTGTAATTTTGCGGATTAGTCATTAAATCCTTTCTGGAATACCACTTTATTTCATTGTCCTGAATTAATTTATCTTCATCAGAGGCGATACGTAACATGTATTCCTGATAGAATGCAGCAAGTTTACCCTGCTCTAAAGCAAACTCATACTCTCTCTTAACGAAAGAGTACGGGAACCGGTCTTCCCATGCGCCTTTAAATTCTTTTTCCTCACAAGGGAATTTCTCACAAAGTGGGTATACGTTAACTACCCATGCTCCGGATTCAACCGCTTCATATAAAATATCTCGCTTATTAAATGGAGTACCGTTGAATATAACCTTACGCTTAAGCGGACTTAATGCAGGTAGTACGCCTTTATACACAGTGTCATTGATGGTAGCCATAGATGCCTTAGAGTTAGCATCCTCATCACTTACCAGATCATCCAGTACTGCTAATACAGGTCGTTTACCAAATATTTTGGAACCACGAATACCAGTCTTAGCACCAAACATCTTCAAGCCAAACTTATTACCTTCCTGATTCACAAACTCAATATAGTTATCTGTAAATTTATATTGAGGAATCATATTGAGAAGGAAGTCAGATGAATGGAATCTATGCTCCATATTCTTACGTAAGTTCTTAACACCGTTATCCATAGAGTCACTTACGTAGATAGCACCCGGTACTGAACCAAAATTAGGCAAGTCTCCGAATACGCCGATGTATAAAAACAGGTATTCAGCAAATACGGTAGTCTTTGCCATACCACGCGCGCATAAGTTAGCTACATATGGGTTAGGATCAACAATACCTTCCAGCATTTTTAAATGAACAGGAGGTGTTTTGTTTTCCTCGCCTTCTTCACCATTTACTAATTTAATGAATGAAACAAATTCAATAGCAAATTCGGTAGGAATGTATCGTTCATTTATATGAGCGTAGTCAACCGTATTAAGCCAATCGTCTACAGTTTTCTTCTTTGGTTGCAATATTGGCATTAATCTTCATCCTTACCGTAGTTAAACAGCGACCGGTGTGCGACTTCTCTGGTAGTAGTCTCACCATTAACAATCTTAGCTTTCTCAAACGCAGCTAATTCGCTAAGAGTCTGACGCAGTGATACCAATTCAGAAGATTCACGATGGTTAACATCAAGCTGTACACGTTTAGTTTCAGGCTGTTTAAGGTTATCAGCTAACTTACTTGCAGCCTCAACACGAACTTTAGGTGACACATCCTCATCACGCATAATTGTAGCAAGAGTATTTATAGACTCCTGATAAATATCACGATTAAGAATATGAGTTGGTATAAGAGTTTGTTCTGTAATGAGATTAACTAACTTATTTTTATTGTATGCACTCACATAACTATGAATACTATCCATGGGCTTGCCACTGCTCATATGTGCCTGATACCGATCAGGGAAAGTTTTGCAGTAAGCTTCAAAGTTAGAATGCCCCATCATTTTGAATGAGACATACCGAACAGCATTAATGTAATCATCCAATTTAAACTTACCTGAACCAAGTACAGAAGAATAAGAAATAATATTATCTCTCATCATCTCCTGAGTATCAGGGTCAGTAAGCAATTGGTTATACCGGTCTACAGTAGCCTGATCTACAGTCATACGTAGGCTTTGAGGTAAGGCATCTTTAAATTCTGCAATAGTAAGCATATCAAGTAATTCCTATCAGTGATTTTTAATTAGTCTATCAGCTACCTTTAAGTAAAAAAAGTACTAGACAATTTATTTCACTGTTGTATATTTAACTCAAGCAAACGTTCCTCAAGGAAAGTTAAAGAGCGAGTTCCCGCCACTCGTGCTAAAAAGGCGGAACAATTTAGGTAAGTTAGCTAATAGGTGAAGCACCTGACTGTTAATCAGTGATAGAGTGGTTCGATTCCACTACTTACCGCCATTTCGGGATATAGCTCAGTTTGGTAGAGTGTCTGCTTTGGGAGCAGAATGTCGTTGGTTCAAGTCCAGCTATCCCGACCAATTAGTGCCTTTAGCTCAGACGGTTAGAGCAGCCGACTCATAATCGGTAGGTCACAGGTTCAAATCCTGTAGGGCGCACCAGAAGTTGCCATATGTCTTTCTCCCGAAGACCGTTTAGCCCCTACGTTAAGGGGCTTTTTCATAACTATAGGAAAGTGATTATGCTTACATTTGTGATAGGTATTTTAATTGGTTTAGTTGTCGGTACTTATGTTACTGCTACAAAACCTGAATGGTATAAACCCTTAATCAAAAAAATTAATGGTATCAAGAAATGAATTTCATCGACATTGAAACAGGTACTCAGGAAGTTGAAGCAGTACAAATTCAGAAGCAACTCAATGTGTATTATCCTCAATGGTTCGTAAATGCTCAGGCAAAAGGCCACATTAAAGTAAACAAAGAAGAACGCACATTTTCCATTACCCGCTACGGGCAGGAAATTAAAGCGTACATCAATGATTTTATTTTAATGAAACCTAACGGTACATTCGAAGTAATGCCACCAATGCAATTCAGAGAAACCTATGAACGAAAAGAAGATCGACGAGCTGCTGAAGAAAAAGCAAGAGTTATGCGAGAGTATCTCAAACCTCGACAGACAGCTTGATGAATTAACTGACGAACTATCTTCAGTTATTAAATCAATCAACGAATTACAAAGCCGCGAATAAGCGGCTTTTACTTAGGAATAAAAACATATGGCTAAAACATTATACAGAATCTGTGTGGGACGCAGAGACGGCATCCGTGTCATAGAAGGTACGGCAAACAGACAGACCCCGCAGGCATACTGCTCTATCACTTCAGATGGCATATTCGGATTATCTTCCATACCAAAAAGTGTATTAGAGCAAATCAAATTTGGCGATAACTTCTGGAATACATCTATCTATACAGATGAACCAAGTAAGATTGAACCAATGAAAGAAAAACTATCCGCCTATCTGAAGGGTAAGTACATAATGTACAAAGCGGAAACCACTAAAGAATTAAACGATATGGAGAAAGTAATCAATGGCTAATTTATGGTTAGTACAAATAAAAAATAATGCAATTAAAGTTGATATCGTAGAAGCAGATGAAACACCAAAGATGTATCGCAACATTCGCGGCAGTGATGATATTTGGATACGTTCAGTACGCAAAGCTGATTTAGATATGGTTATGTCTTCTTATGGTTCAAACAAGCATGGCTATGCTGACTCGCGTGAATGTGCTGAGAAGCTAATTGCTGCAATGAAAGATAAAGTCATGCATGAAGCTGAACATAATCTTAAACAAGCTAATAAGCAGATACAGTTAGCTGAACTGCTACAACAACAAAAGGTAGTATTCTAATGATATTCCGTAAAGGTAGTTTAATACCTAAATGGTTAAACATTGTTGACATTCATCGTTCAGTAAGACACAAGGTTAAGTTTGGTTGTGATGTAGAGTTAGTTAAGTTAGGTTCAGGTAATGAACCAACTATAATCAAACGGGTTGATCCTACATATCCAGCTAATACTTTACCTATGGTTCATATTGAAAACTTAGCTGGCATTAAACAGAAGAACGGAACATATAAAAAGATAAATGGAATAGGCATTCGTGAAGTTGTTATTGAATGGCCTTAAATGAATAAAGGAAAGGACTCCTTTAATGATTGAATTAATTAGATAGTTTATTGAATAAATATTTATTATTTTTATTCTACTTTTTGAAATAATTAGGTATGAGTTCAGTACACTGGTAATTCACACTCTCACGTCACACTAAACTACCCCCCCCCACTTCACACTATAATGACTCTACGAGTCTCGTGGGAGTATTGTCGCTCTCATCTTAACTATCTTTAACTTTCCTAGGAGTGTTACCATGTCTTTAGCTAAAACTGTATCTATGACTTCTGCTATGTCTACCTCTGTTGTTGCAACGTTAGGTGCTGTACAAACTACTGCAATGGCTATCAATAATACTGCAACTGCTGCTGCTCATGCTACTGGTTGGCTGGCTGATGAAATCGCTGCTGCTGCTGATGATCGTGCTCATCGTCGTGTTGTTACTCGTGAAATCAAACGTTATACATTCGTCGCTGAAGCTGGTGTAGAGTTATCCGAAGCTCTTAAAGCTATGGAAGCTACTCGCTCTCAGCTCACTGATGATGTTAAAGCTCAGTTCGATGCAATCATTAATGCAAAATAATTCTATCTAATTAATCTCAATTGAGATTGGGCTACTCCTATGAGTAGCCTTTATTTTTTACTGTCTACTAGACAGAATACTACTAAGGATATCTCTCATGAAATCTAAGACTGGTTATATTATCGGTACTCTTAAGAAGCGTAATGAATCTCTGTCTCAAGAGAATGACAAACTTAAAGATGAAGTAGAAAGACTGAACGTGGAACTTAGTGAAGCTGCACATAATATTAAAACTATGCAGGACTTCGCAAGCAAGAACCAAAGTGAATTAATTAATAAAGATAATCAGATTCGTAATTTAGCTAAATCTCTGATGTATAAAGATGAGCGTAATACTAAACGAGATGTTTTATTGAAAAAGTATGACGCTGATAATAACAGGCTAAGTTTTGAATTATTTGAACAGACTACTGAAACTGAAAAGTGGAAGGAGAAGTATGAATCCTTACTTAAGTACGTAAGAAATATTGGTATCACTATCGTTATCTTCGGTTTAATCATTCTGTTCACTCAATACATGTAGGAATCAATCATGTTCAATAACTTCTTCACAGGTATTGCTGTTATCAATGGGACAGCATTAGTAATTTACTTTCTGATATGCGTGCTAGCTAATACAAAAACTCATATGTCACGAGTACTTCTGTACATCGTAATCTATACATTGGTATTCGCTACATTAGCTGCATGGTCTAAAGGAATACTTGTATAATTATACAGTATCTTAATAGCTCCTGTATCGCATTCTAACGAGAGATAGCTCAGGGATGAGCATTGCTATAGAGAAATGGAGATCGTCAAGCTGGATGTCACTACATTCTGTTTAATCATATCTCCTTTTCTTTCTCTATCACTGTCTCTCTTAAACTAATATCTGCCTTAAACTCTATCTCAAAATCTATCATTCCAACTTAACTCAACTTAAAGTTTAACTTTCAGGAGACTCCATGTTTAATCTCATCCAAGGAGACATATTTAAACAACAAGCTGATGCTGTGTGTATTACTACTAACGGTAATATACGTTCAGATGGCAGAGCTGTAATGGGTGCTGGCATAGCTAAGACATTCAGAGATTTGTTTCCTACCTTAGATTTAGAGTTAGCTGAATCACTGAGAACCAAAGGAAACATATGCACTGTACTAAGACAGCATTTCAATGGTGTATACATAATTGCTTTCCCTACCAAACATAATTGGAGAGATAATTCATCTCTGGAACTGATAAAACAATCTGCTATACAACTTATTGAAATAGCAGACTCACTAAA